CCGGGGCGGACCTCTCCGGGGCGAACCTTTACGGGGCGAACCTTTCCGGGGCGAACCTTTCCGGGGCGAACCTTTCCGGGGCGAACCTTTCCAGGGCGAACCTTTCCGGGGCGAACCTTTACGGGGCGGTCCTTTCCAGGGCGGTCCTTTCCGGGGCGGACCTTTCCGGGGCGGACCTTTCCGTGGCGGACCTTTCCGGGGCGGACCTTTCCGTGGCGGACCTTTCCGTGGCGGACCTTTCCGACCGTGTTCCCCTCTACGCTGACACTAAGCGGCGATATGTGCTTTACGCCATTGAGGCCAAAGAAACCTATTTCGTCGCCGGCTGCCGGTGTTTTACGCGGGAACAGGCGATCTTGCATTGGGGCAAGACGCGTCCACAACCGGCCTACGTCGCGGCGATCGAAGCGTACAAGGGAGGCGAGCAGTGAGCCTCCTGGCAATCTGGGGGCTCGCAATAATAGCCGGCCTCCTTACAGCGAACAGCTCGATCAATTCAGCTCGGAGGGATGAAAATGACAAAGGCTGACGTCACCCTCTCGAAAGCAGGGCGGGCAGTGCTCACCGGCATGTACGCTCGACACGGCTCGGTCTACCCCAAGCGCAAAGTAGAAATCGCCGTCGCCCGCGAACTTCTCGCCCATGATCTCGTCGAAGAGTGTGAAACCCTTCCCGGCGTCTATCGCATAACGACGATCGGAGAGGCATGGGCAGATAAATACCTGTCACTGAAGGAGCCGGCCCATGTGTAGAAACCACGAGGCGGTGCTGAAGAAGGCTTACGCCGACGCCAAAGACTGCCTCGCTCACGGCGGCGATCCGATGAAGGAAGCCGGGTCCTGCCTTGCCAAGATTGAGGAGCTGTTCTCGTTGATCGACTACAACTTGGCGAGGCTCAGCGCAGTGCAGGACGCCAAGCCCGAGATCGCGGCTCCCGTTTTTACGCGTGTCTGCCAGCGAACGGGCAAGTTGAAGGAGTTGGTGAAGTACGCGAAGGCTCAGTCACAAGGTTGAGTTTTGCGTAGTACGTGATACCCTACTGATTGTCCCGTCGATCACGCTCCCCGTTTACTAGCCTTTTCGGGCTGCGAAGCAGAGTGTGGTGACTCTCGATCGGCGGGACACTCTGTAGGGTATCACGAAATCGGGCTAGAGGATTGGAGCGCTCCGTCAGGCGTTGGGATTCATGACTTTCCTCTAGTAAATCTGTGCCGGCAGTGCCCGTGTTGTGTAATCAGTAGTCTCCCTGAATACCCCCTAATCGCAAACCCCGGCCCCATAGGCGTCATCTAGCGCTGAAAGGGAAAGCCGGGGTTTTGCTTTGGAGAAACGCTGTGAACCTCACCTTCGACCCCAAGACCTTCGAAGTCGTCGACACAAAGGCAAAGCTCAATCAGTGGGTACGGCATCTAGAAAAGGCCAAGTCGTTCTGCTTCGATAGTGAGACGACTGGCCTCGATATCTGGCGGGATGAACTTGTCGGGCTGTCGTTCTCTTATGAAGACAACGGCAACGTGCCCAGCGCTTATCTGCCCTTAGCTCATCACAAGGGCAGAAACCTCGACGTCGCAACGGTCCTAAACGCGCTCGCCCCTGTCTGTCTCGATAAGCGCAAAGGAAAGCTATTCCACAACGCCGCGTACGATCTGGCCATCTTTGCGCAGCCTCGGTACAGCTTCTCGGTAGAGAATGTGCACGACAGCATGTACATGGCCTACGCTCTCTACGGCGACACGCTGCCATCTCTCGGAATGGACTATCTGTCGGCTCGGTTTCTCGGCTGGGAAACGATCAAGTTCAACCAAGTCGTAACGGACATTCCCGGCAGAAAGGACTTTCGCGACGTTCCGATCGAAGAAGCCTGTCAGTACGCAGCCGAGGATACCGCTGTCACGTTCTGCCTCGGCAAAGTGTTTCAGCATCAATTGCAGGCGGAAGGGCGGTTGTGGGAAGTGTACACCCAAGATCGCAAGCTGATCCCCATCCTTCACCGCATGAAGCAGAAGGGCGTGAAGGTCGACGTCGAGAAGTGCCGGTCGCTCGAAGCTGAGTGGGCAAAGAAAGTCGCCGAACTCGAAGAGCAAGCGCACCACATCCACGGGAAGAAATTCCTGCTGTCGAGCCCGAAGCAAGTGATCGAGGCGATCGAAGCGCGTGGATTGGAAGTCCCCGAGAATTGGCGCACCGGCAAGAAGTCGGTCGACAAGTTTGCGCTCGAAGACTTGGCGGGCGACGAGCTGATCGACGTTATCGCTGAGCATCGGAAGATCAACAAGCTGCTCGGCACCTACGCTCGCGGCTTGCCTAAGAAAGTAAACGAGCTGACCGGCCGAGTGCATCCCAACTTTACGGCAGTGCGAACCAGCACGGGGCGATTTGCGAGCAATGACCCGAACTTCCAAAACCTCTCGGCCCGTACAGACGAAGGGCTGCAAATCCGGGAAACGATCGTCGCTGGCTAGGATACTCGTCGGGGCAGACTTCTCGCAGATCGAGCTTCGAGTGGCGGCGGCGTGGTCGCGTGATCCTGTTCTCGTCGATGCGTACGAAAGAGATATCGACGTCCACACGCTTACTGCCGCGAAGATCAGGCGTATCCCGGTCGAGGCGGTCACGAAAGAGCAGCGCAATCCCGCCAAGACGACGAACTTCCTCGCTCTCTACGGCGGCGGCGCTTTCCAGTTAGCTCGATCTGTCAAGATACCGTACTCCGAGGCCGAGGATTTCCTGTTTGATTACTGGCACACAATGTCTCGTCTCGGCGAGTACATCGAAGAGAGCAAGGAACGCGGGCGCAAGCGTGGTTACGTCGAAACTATGTTCGGCCGGCGCGTGCACGTTCCGCACATCTACAGCAAAGACCCCGATACTCGTAAGAGCGGGGAACGTCTTTGTGTCTCTGGAGAGGTATCGGGTACTGCGGCGGATATCTGTCGGAAGGCTATGATTGACGTCGCTCCGAAGCTCTTGGTGTTTCGCGACGCCGATCTTCTGATCCAGTGCCACGACGAGCTGATTGTCGAGTGCGACGAGCGTGATGCTGAAGACGTTCGCGACGTTCTCAGGACAACGATGGAAACGTGCGTCGATATCGGTATCCCCATCAAAGCGGATGCCAAGATCGGACGGAGTTGGAAGGAGCTGAAGTGATCAGAAAAGGAAGTCAGTTGCTCGTTCCGAAGTCGACGTATCGTGCCGACGTCAAGCGGCGGATCATGGATTATTTCGACAGCCTGGACAATGACGAGCAGGACAGAATTGCGGAGCGTAGCCGGGAGTTGTGCGAAGCAGGCTTAGACGCGTACTCGGCAACACTGGTGGCAATGACAGAAAGCGCAGAGAGAATGGGGCACGGAGGAAATTAATGACTTGGCACATTGCGGCAGTGCTGTTTCGCGGCGGCTGTATCGGGTTCGTGCTCGGCATGGCCTGCGGCATTCACGCTCAGAGGGGTCAAGATGCCCAAGACCGATGATCAAAAACCGAGAAACAAGGCGCGGCGGCATAAGGCCATCTTGAACGGAAAGCCTGCCGTCGTTCGGATCAGCGAGAGAACGATACGGAGGTCGCTTCAGCGGGCTCGTCTCGTCATGGAGATCGCAGCTGAGCGAGAGATACGCGCGCATCTCGACAAGGCAGGGCTCCGCTGGCGCGACTACGAACTCGCGTTCATCGAGGCTTACCATCGGACCCGTAAAGCGGGCGGCAACATTGCTGGGGTTCTGGCCTCGATCCTGAACGAAAAGGCAGCGGCGAAGCAAATGAGGGCAGCGGCGTGAGCCTCAGAGAAACCGCCCGAGAATTTGCGCTGTCGCGTAAAGTCGGGTTCGGCGCTGACAGGAAGCTCACGATCGGCGCTTCGGATATCGGTAAGTGCGCTCGCCGCGTGAAGTGGTCGAAGCTGGGGACCGAACCTGACCCCGGCTACGTCGACAGCAATGGCTTCGCGACCCGTGGCGACGTCATGGAGAATGCGTGGTCTGCCCCGTTCGTCGAGCATTGGGTGAAGAAGCACGGCGGCGAGCTGTTGTACGCGGGACAGGAAAACCAAGTCACGCTCGCTGCGAAGAAGGTTCCGATCTCTGCCACTCCGGACGGTCTTGCTGTCGGCGTGGCTCGGAACATTCTTGAGCCGTGGGGTGTGAAGGATATCGGCAAGGCGAAGTCCCTCGTGACAGAGCTGAAGTCGATCTCCCCGAGGTACGGGAAGCACAAACTACCCAAGCAAGAGCACGTCCCTCAAACGCTCATGCAGCTCGGTCTAGTGCGCGCGGCGACGAAGCACAAGCCTGAGTACGGCTGTGTCATCTATGTCGACGCCGACGATTACTTCAACATCGACCTGTTCCCAGTGAAGTGGAGCGAGGCCGGGTTCAAGAGCCTCGTCAAGCGCGCCGACTACATCATGAGGTGTAACGACCCGAACGCACTGCTGCCGGAAGGGAAGATGCGCGGCGGCAGTGAGTGCAGTGAATGTCCATTTGCAAAGCGGTGCCTCGGGTACAGGCCCTTTGTTGTCGACGATGATCCCCGCGCGCCGACGAAGAAGCAAGTCGAGAAGATCGATGCCCTCGCCGCCAAGATGAAGGAGTGGGAGCATCGCGAGGAAGAAGCGAAGAAGCGAAGGCTGCAAGCTGAAGCCGATCTGTATCTCGGCCTCGGCGATATCCGGCGAAACTTCGTGAAGGGTAAGTTCGCCGTCCACGCCAAGGTGAACAAGCCGCAACTGCGAAATGACGCCAAGAAGCTGATCGAGTTGGCGAAGCAGTTGGGTGCCACCGAAAAGCAGCTCGAAGCGTGCAAGTCGGAAACTAAGGAAAGTACCACGCTGTCGGTCGAGGCGGCGTCGGCATAACTACGCGTCGAGTGTACACTTTCACACTAACACAAGGATAAGTCTGAATGGCTCGAATGATGAAAGAAACTGCCGGCGCGTCGTCCAAGGCTCTGACGGTTCCGGCGAAGGCTGGCCGCAACGTCATGTCGGTCGATATCACGAAGGTCGACTACGCTACCCTCGCCAAGAGGGCCGAGAAGTTCGCTGGCAAGGTCGGTGCGGGTGGCGCTGGCTTCAAGAAGACGTTCCCCGGCGAGCAGATCAGCTTCAACAAGGGCAAGTGGCTGCTCGGCTACGGCGACAAGGGCAAGCAGATCAAGTCGCCGGAATTTGTAATGAATTTGGCGAATGCGGTGTGCTGCTGGCAGACGTGGAAGGAAACCGAGAACGGCAAGAAGTACCCTCACTTCACCGATCTCGTGTTCTTGGCCAGTGGCGACGAACTGCCCGATCGAGAAAGCCTCGGTGACACGGACGAGAGCGAGTGGGACGTGGTGCAGGGCAAGCCGCAAGACCCGTGGAAGCCGATCATCGTCATCCCGGTTCGCGAGGCTGACGGCGATACGATCAACCACGTCATGCTCTCGGCGAAGAGCCACGTCGGCGCCGGTTACAATTTCTTCCGGGAGTGGGCGGAAGAGGCGAGCATGCACCTTGGCGAGCTTCCTGTCGTCGAGCTTGGTTCCGAGACGGTTTCGCGCCAGATCACCGAGAAGGTGAAGGGCAAAGATGTGAAATCGAAGCAGAGTTGGGATATCCCGACCTTCGAGATCACGTCTTGGGTCGACGTCCAAGCCTGCGACAACCCCGGTCCAAACGGGATCGCAGTGAGCGACGGTGCAGACGGTGACGTCGGCGAGGTCGAGGCGAAGGAGCGGACTTCGGTCAAGGCCGGCTCGGTCACTGAGGGCTATCGCGGCAAGAACCCGGCTCCGATGACGAAGGATGGCCCGAAGCCGGCTTCCGCGAAGAAGGCTCGCAAGGTCGTCGAGGTCGAGGACGGCGACGATATCTGATCCGAACCCTGCCCATTAAGGCGCATGTAAGAAGAACGCACGGCAGGAAAACTCGGGGAGGCGGCTACCGTGGTGGGCTGCCGTCTCCCCACTTTTCGGGGGTTACATGGCCACGCAATACACCTACGCGCTCCCGTTGACGAAGGACGAGGCGGACATGCTGCATCGCGTGCTCTGCTCGGGCATCGTCGGCGGGAACAAGAAAGTGCGCTCGGCTCTCTACGACAAGCTGGTCGAGCTGAAGAAACACATCACCGCAATTGACGGAACGAAGATCGATGGCAAAGCATACGACGTCACGCTCCGAGTTCCTGCGCGCTCTCTTCGCTCCCCTGAAGGGCGGAATGATCGAGCTAAGGGCGATACCGCTCGACAAGACGCAAAAGGTCGTACGCCAGTGGGTGACGCGGGCGAGTGAGATCGACGTATTCGCCGAGAAGTACGGGCAGAGGGGCTCGGGCTACGGCGTCTTCTTCGGCGTCTGCAAGCGAGCGAATAAGGGCGGGAAGAAGCAAGATGTTATGGGAGCAACTTGCCTTTGGGCTGATATCGACTGCCTTGCTAACGGCCTCGATATCAATGCCACCGCCGAGATGGTGATGCAGCTTCCCGTCGAGTTGCAGCCCAGCGCCATGATCAATTCCGGGGGCGGGTTGCATCTGTATTGGTTCTTCTCTGCCTCGTACGACTTCTCGTCACCGTCTGATCATCATTTGGATTGTTCTTGGGTCGAGGGCGTCAACTCGAAGCTTCGAGAGATCGTCGGCGGAGACGCAGTGCAGGACGTCACACGGGTCATGCGACTGCCCGAGACGTGGAACAACAAGCGGGCGAAGAAATCCGAGTGTAGGATCGTCTTCTGTCGCCCGCATGCTCGCTTCGAGTTTTTTGATCTCGTCGAAGCTGCTAGCGAGTATCAGTTCTGTCTCGTCGGCAATGGCTTCGTGAAGAAGACGCTCGTCGAGAAGGGTGAAGAAGCGAAAGCCAAGATCAACCCCGTCGATCGGTACGCTCACATCTTCGGCGACAAGCGTACCGTTCAAAAGCAGCTCACCGAAATGTGGCGCGACAAAGTACGAGAGCACGCGCCGCGCGGATATATCGGCATCCACGAAGCGCAAGTAGTGACGACCGCTCGGCTCGCACTGCGGGACAAGAATGACGACAGGGTGATCGAGCAGACGTGCAAGTACATGCAGCTCGTCCCAAGTCTCGACGCTCACGAGTGGGATTGGGCGGCAGAGGCGAGCAAGCTCCGGAACATGATCGTTTCGTGGCGCGAGAAGGTTAAGGCACTCGACGAAGGAAAGAAGAAGAATGGTCGCGCTCGAAAAGTACAACACGGTCGACACAGCGTTTCGTGATCTCGCAAAGTCTGACGGCTACGAGTTCGGCACGGAAGGCGATACCCTGTACTGCTACAAGGATGGCGCGTGGTCGGTCGTGACTGGTCGAGTGCGCGCCAAGCTCGAAAAGCACCTGTACACCGCCTGCCAAGAAACGAACTTCCCCTTCGCCGAGAAAAAGAAGCAGCTTTGGGAGCACATCAAAGCGGGCACTGACCACGATCTCGACGACAAGCTCGATAAGGCCGGCATCCTCTGCTGCATCAATTGCGCGGTCGATCCTGTCACCGGAGAGATGTTCGATCATTCCCCAAGCCACTATACCACGCGTCGCGTCGAAGTTCTGTACGATCCTGAGAGCGTCTGCCCTGAGTGGATGAAGATGCTCGATCGCATGTTCGAAGACCTTCCCGACGAGACGCGGCAGAGCTACATCGGCTTTCTTCAACGCTGGTTCGGGCTCGCGGTCGTCGGCTTCAAGGCGTTCAAGGGAAGAGGCCATCGCAAAGCTCTCGTGCTGTACGGCGAGCCCCGCACTGGCAAGTCGACGATCCTGAACGTGCTGAAGGATCTGTTCGGGGGACAGGATGAAGTGGCGACGGCAGACGTACACCAGTTGTCGAGCCGCTTCGGTTTGGAGGTCGTCGTGAATGCTCGGGCTCTGCTCAGCGACGACGCGATCGACCCGAGCACGAAAGTAAACGGCAAGGCGCTGAAGAAGCTGGTCACGGGCGAGAGGCAAACCGCCGACAGGAAGGGGCTCATGCCGATCAGCTTCGAGTTCAACGGTCCCGTACTTCTGACCACGAACGACAAGCCGAAGATCAAGGAGAGCACGCACGCCCTCTACGATCGCCTCGTCGTCATGGCCACGACCCGCCAATTCACGGCACAAGATGCGAGTGAGCACTTTGGAGGGCATAAGGATGGTGCCGAGTTCATCCGTGAGACTGGCGAGCTTCCCGGCGTCCTGAATTGGGCGTTGCAGGGGTTCCGCATGGTCGTCGAGGAAGGAGGCTTGCCCGCCGTGAAGGAAAGCCTGGACGCTACGAGGGCGTGGCGCGTCGAGAACGATGCACCTTACGCGTTCGTCGAAGAGTGCTGCGAGTACGCAGAGGGCGTGGCGAACAGCAATCTCGTTATTGGTCAGGCGGTCAAATGCTTCGCCGAAGTCGAGCACTCGGAGCGGCATATGTCAGCGCGTCAAGCACTCGACGTCGTACAGCGCGAGTTCAAGAACATGCACGGCAAAATCGAAAGAAAAAACAAGTCGTGGCAAGGAAAGCAAACAAGGATCGTCGTCGGACTGAAACTGAACGCCGAGGGACTGCGTTGGGTAGAAGAGGCGAAGTCGAGGGGATGGCTGCCGCCGAAGGTGAAGGTGAACGAAGCGACTCTTTGACCAGCCGAAGCCACGTTATAGGCGTCGACCCCGGACAGACAGGCGCCTTGATCTGTCTCGGCGACAATGGTGATCTCGTAGACTATCTCGACATGCCGATCGTACACTTGCCTCGATCGAAGATGAAGTACATCGACGGATACGCGGTTGCCTCGTTCTTCCTTCGCTGGTGTCCGAAGCTGATCGTCATCGAGCAAGTGTCGTCGCGACCGGGGCAAGGTATCGCATCCTCATTCCAGTTCGGGGCGAGCTATGGTGCGATTGTTGCGCTGGCGTTATCACAGAGTTGCCCCGTGGAATTGGTATCGCCTGCAAAGTGGAAGAGGTCGTGTGGTCTGATCGGCACCGCCAAAGAAGCTGCGCTCGTTCGCTGTCGGCGTCGGTGGTCGAAGCATGACCATGTGTTCAAAAGAAAAAAGGACATAGGCAGGGCTGACGCCGCGTTGATCGCAGACTTTGGTCGAACGTCTCTCGTGTACACTTAACACTCTCTCTCTCTCTCGTTGACACTTGTACAGCAACGCGGCTATACACTTGCCAAGACATCAGTAAGAGGATACTGCATGGCCGCACTACAGAGTACGAGACGACACGCGAGAGGGCAGTCGATGCAGCCGCCGAGGGAACGGCTCAAGGAGATCGTGAGACGGTCGGGAATGTCCGGGTCACAGATCGCCAGAGAGCTGGGGTACGCGTCGCCTCCTGGGTTTTTGCGCTACACTCAGGACAAGCAGGGTGATCAGCCGATACCTTTTCCGGTGATCAAGAAGCTCATACCGCTCGTGCGAGGTAGGGGAAACCCGCCGATCACGACGGAAGAGCTGATGGCCCTGACCGACGCGAAGGAGCTACCGAAGAGGGTCGAGCAGGCGTTGGTGCACGTCGTCGAGGATGTTGACGGTTTCCTCGTCGTTCGGCACCGGATCGAGAGCGGCGTGTTCGTCGAGTTGGATCACGCCCGCTCTCTTGGTTCAGCGCGGATCGGCGTCAGCAAGGAGTACCCGGCAGCGGCTCAGTTCGTTGTCGCGCTCTCCGAGGATATCAGGAACGTGGGTAAGGTTGGGTCGCAGCTTCATTGCGTAACGCCCAATCAGTTCGGACCAGCTCAGATGCACGGTCGCCGCGTTGTCGTTGCGGTTCCGAGGGCAGGCGCTCCCGATCTCGTATCGTTGCGTACTGGCATTGTCGATCAGCGTAACCATCTGCCGCGCATTCATGACGACGAAGGTGCACCGGCAGACGGAGATATCATTGGCGTCGTTGTAGGCATCTACTCGCGTATCTGACCTTCGGTAGCATCTACTTGCGTATCTGATCGGAGCTGACCGCTCTGACAATCTTCAAACCCCTGATCGAGCACACAGCTCTGTCAGGGGTTTTGCTTTGGGGAGACGCATGAAGTGGACTGAGCAGGACGTCTCGATCGCGAAGGGGATGCTGGCTCGCGGCGACAATCAGATGCACATCGCTGTTTGGTTCGGCTGCAATCAGGCTCGCATCTCGGAGATCAACAAGGGTCGCTCGACGTTCGGCAAGCGCTGGCGACACGTACTTCCCTGCTCGCCCGACCTGCTTCCGCCGCCTGGGCCGTACGCGATCGTCTCGAAAGTCGTGCACGACGACCAGACAGCGAAGGCCCAAGCCTACGACGAACTCGTGAAATCGTTGGAACAGTGGCTCTTCAGTCACAGACCTAAGCATACAGAGAAACTGTCGACTGCAAGCATTTGACTACACAAAGAATATCAACGAAAACAGTAGTCAGGCAGACAACCACTGATCAAAGTAGGCTAGAAATGAGCGGCAGGAATAGGCGGGGAAAGCTGGTCGCGTTGGTTGCCGAGGGCGGGGATCACGACGGGCTGCTGTGCGTCTCGTTCGAGAAGCATGAGCTGGATTTTCTGGACAACGTGTCGGCCATGTATCCGGGGGTCGTCCGGGTTAAATCCTACCGTGAGTGTACACTTTTAGAGGCAGACGAGTTTAAGCGGCGCTGTACAAGCCGTGTGCAAGGAAACTGGTATCGGCCGACGCAAGCTGTGAGGCGAGCGGTGGCGTTCAACTAGAAAGGTCCATTCGTGAACCTGAAAGACAAGATCAAGCGTCTCGGCCAACACTTCGGAGTTGAGAAGGGGTCGATGAACGAGGCGCAATGGTCAGCGGCAATCAAGGCGAAAGCCAACCGGCGGCTAGATGCGATCGAGGTAATCTATGCGGACACTTTCGATAAAAAGGATGATGGCAAAAAGGCGAGCCCTTCGGCCGTACAAGCCAAGAACGCTGACGAAACCACGACGAGCATTGTTACGGTTCTACCGCCCGAACGGCCCTCTGCGGATAGGGGCTCGAATTACAACGTCTCGGTCGCGCCCCCTTCTATCAACCTCGCACTGTCGCCTGCTGCTATCACCGTTTACCCTGGTGATTTGACGCTGACCTACATTCTCGGCCGAGCTGCGATGTACGCTTTCGTGTTCGCCTCGGGCTCGATGCTCGGTCTGCTTCTGGCTCCGACGCTGATGAAGCACTTCACTCGAATTGCGGGGGTTTGATGATCAAGGAAGTACACTCGCTGAACGGCTACCAAGAGCGGGCTTACGCTACTCTCACATGTCCCGACGAACACTTGGACGCTTACCTGCCTCTGCAGCTCTGCGCAGAAGCCGGCGAGGTTGCAGCCAAGTTCGCGAAGCCTCTTCGGAGGGGGCAAGAGCCGGGAGTTAGTAACAATCTGTCGCTCGCGTACGAACTTGGCGATGTCCTTTGGTACGTGGCCGTACTTGCCGAGCATCTTGGCTTCGACTTGGAAGATATCGCGAACCTGAACCTGCATAAGCTGAAGGATCGCAAGGATCGCGGCGTTCTCTGCGGAGATGGAGACAACCGTTGAGGCAAGTACCGAGCGAGCTGATCCGAAGCGAAGTGCGGGCGGTTCAGCGGTGCATGGACTGCGGCACTGAGGAAGCGCTGACCGCGATCCTTCGAGCCTTGTACCTGAAGGGCGCGAAGGACGGCGCTGCTGAAACAATCCGAGCGATCGAGAACGGAGATATCAAGTGCCGGATTTCGCCGCGAAGCTCGTAGTCGCGTTCATTGGCTACACTCTCGCGGTAGTGCTTGTGTTACTCGTGAACGCGCAACCCTGAAAGGAACACATGACGATGACAATCGAAAATCCCATGCCACCGCCGGCCACGACGATCGACGACGTGCTGGCTCAGCGTGGCGCTCGGTACGGCACCTTCGTCGGCCACGCGTGCATCACCCAAGACCTGAAGAAGACGATGCACAAGTCGCCGAAGTGGCGTTCGCTCGATGACGACCAGAAGGAATGCCTGGAGATGATCGCTCACAAGATCGGGCGAGTTCTCAATGGCGATCCGAACTACGTCGACTCGTGGACCGATATCGTCGGCTACGCAAAGTTGGTCGAAGACAGGCTGAAAGGAACAGTACGATGATGACTTCTGAAGAGGCGAGACGAAAGTTCGAAGAGAAGATGAAGCGGGCCGAAGCTCGCGGCATCTCTCGCAAGGCATACGGGCTGTCGCAGAGCCTCGTGCTCATGGCCATGATCTGTTCGTTTGCGCGGGATCGTAGCGAGTACGAGCACATGATCGAACAGGCGATGATGGACGGCGCCGAGATCATCGAGAAGGAGCTGAAGTCGGTTCGCGAGCAGGCGACTGAGCAGGCGATCTCGGCGAAGTCGGCGACCGACAAGATGCTTTCCAACGTGATGGCTGGCTCGCCGTCGAGTGGCCAGACGTCCGCCCCGAATGCGTAGAAGACGTACCCGTAAACGTGCGTACCAAACCTGAAACCCTGAAAGGACAGAAGACAATGACGAAGACGACGAAGACTGCCGCTGCCGTGAAGCCTGCCATGAAGATCGCCGAGTGGCTGCATTCCGGCCCGCGTGGCGCTCGTGGCTGCCCGAAGACCGCGCTGGTCGAGGCTGCCGGCAAGGTGAAGAAGAACGCGTCCGACAAGGCTGCTCGCGAGATCGTCGGCCCGGCCGTGCTGAAGCGCTACGAGAGCGCCATGAAGAAACTGGCTGCCTGATGACCGACGAGAAGAAGCACGAACCGCTTCCGGTTGCCGGCTATACTGGCCAGTCGCAGGCGAGGGTCGATCTCGTTAACGAGAACAAGCAGATCGAAGAGCGGCTGCTTCGGCACATGAACGGCATGGTGGGCAGACTGGCGGGCGGGCTAGTTCTTGATTACCGTTGGATGGCCATCGCTCGCACGCACTTCGAGCAAGGCTTCATGGCACTGAACCGCGCTGTCTTCCAACCACATCGCGTTACTTTGTCGGAAGACCAGAAGCCGTAACGACTGACCTGTCAGGGGCTTAGCTAGTATCGCGTCTAGCCCCTACACTTTTTCGTTGACACAAGGCTTACACATGGTCTATACGGTAGCCTCTTTGGCGCGGGAGCTGGGCATGTCTCGCTCGTACCTGCACCGCGCCTGCTCAGAAGGGAAGCTGCCGCACACGAAGCGCGGACGAACAATCCTGATCACCACTAGGGACGTGTTCACATGGCGAAGAAATTTGCAGAGATCAAAGACGGTTGGGCACTTGCCAAACGCGGCCCCGCAGCCGTCGCAATCAAAGTCGCAGAGAACCAGACCCCTCACGCCCTCGGAGCGCGGGTATCTCTCGGCGTTCCGTATCAGCCGATCAGCGCGAGCCGGGTAGCGTTCCGCTCGTTCGTCGATGGCATCGAGAAGATGAGGCACGGGAACAACCCGCCCCTCTCGTACATCTTCGAGCAGTACGTCAAGCGCCACGAGAAGGAGCGCTTTCGCGGCGCCAGTCCCAAGTACAATTGGGCGCGGCTCTCGTACGTCTTCGGGGCTCTCGGGGCGCTCGACGTGACCGAGGATCACTGCAAGGCGTACGCGATCGAAAGCGAAGGCGTTGGTCGCGCGCCTTGGACCATCCACACCGATCTCAACATGCTCAGGACGGTGCTTCGATGGGCGTACGAGAGCTTGCGCGTCATCGATCGTGACGTGACGGGCGCCTGTTGGAACATCGCAGTTCCGAAGTCACGGCAGCTCGTCATTTCTCCCGACGACTTTTGGGCTTGGTACGACGAGGCCGTGCATGCCCACACGAAGCTCTTCCTGCTTCTCGCCCTTCTGACGGCCCAGCGCAAGACGGCCATTACCGAGCTGCGTTGGGAGCATGTCGACTTCGATCGGAAGATCCTCGACTTCACCGCTGCGATGGTCGGGAAGCGTTCTATCTTGGATAAGTCTTTCCAGAAAGCGCGAGCCGTCGTGCACATGGGTCCGACGTTGCTGGCGGCTCTCCGGGAGGCGAAGGAGAAGGCGCGGACGCCGTGGGTGCTCGAATACCAGGGACGTCGCGCGAAGTACATCTACGACGGCGTGAATGCTGCTCGTGCCGCTGCCGACTTGCCCAAGGAAATCACGCCGCACGTTCTCAGGCACTCGGCGGCGACGTGGGCAAAGACGTCGGGCCTCGATCTCGAAACCGTCGCTCGGATGACAGGGCACAAAGACGAGCGCGTGTTGAAGAATGTCTACGTGCACGAGGACAAAGCGGCTCGGGCGGCTGGCAGCGAGAAGGCCGTTGCTGCTGTGGAAGCCAAGCTGGGAAGAATGAGGGTCGTGAAATGATCTGCAAACGATGCGACGGCCGGGGCTTTTACTATCGATATTCGCCGTTATCCCCGTCGCAAGTGACGTCCTTCGTCCAGGCGCGCATCCTTGAGGCCCCGATGTTGGAGCGCGTGTCGTGCGCCGAGTGCAATGGTCGTGGATCGGTCAGCGAGAAGGGCGACAAGCTGGCTCGTGTGCCCGACGAGCTGCACTTCTTCTCCATCTCGACGCTTATCGACACGTTCCCCGAGCGCATTCGCAGGATCATCCGAACCGCCGAAGTGCTGTTCCTCGAAGACTGCATTTTCGTCCTCGTCAAGAACAAGCTGATGACGTGGGATGACGTCGAACGCGCTTTGACCCACGTCGGCGACGACTACTTTCTGTCGCGAGAGCTGAACTTGACGCTGTTCGCGGCGGCGAAGGAAGCAACGTCAGTCGGCATCGAAAAGGCGAAGCGGCGACTTGAGGCAAACGGTCTGATCCGTTCTTCGTGGACAAGCTTCGACCCGAGAGTGATGCGCGCGATCCGATGGGACGTCGCATAAATGAAAAACCCCCGGAAGAGCTGTTCGCTCGACCGGGGGTTTTCTGTCGATTGATGCGACTCCCTCGGGCCGCATTTATCTCGATCATCGACCGTTAAGCCGTTGTGATCTGCAAGGAGAGATACAGTGATTTGGGCCGTGATGCAATGGCTCGCGATCGGCCTTTTCGTAGCGTGCTCGGCGCTGATCTCGACGAACTACATGCTCGACACGTTCGAGGCGTATGGCGTGATCGCGTGGGGCTTCGCCGGCTTTGCTCTCGCGATCGAGCTGCTGAAGCCGGTGAGCGTGAGGGCGGCGTTCGGTGCACAAGGCTGGCGGTACGTCCTGCTCGGCACTCTCGGCGCTCTCGTCTGCGTCGCCACGTCGTCGTATTGGGAGCTGCAAGTCGTGGCTCGGGGACGCGCGGCGTACGTCGAGAAGGCGGGGGCCGAGAAGGCGAAGGCGGCTGCCGACGATCTGGGGAAGCGGCGCAAGGAGCTGAGCGACGAGCTTGAGACGATCGAGCCCGCCAGAACCGAGCGAGAGCTTGAACCGCTGATCGTTGCCGGAACGCGGGACGCTGGCGACTGCTCGGTGATCCGGACGACCATGCAGAGGGACGCCTGCCGATCGCTGCCGCAGCTCAAATCCGAGGCTGGGCGGGCACAGCGGATCGGCGCACTGAAACAGCAGATCGCCGCGCTCGACACGAAGGCCAAAACGATCGTTCCGGAGGCGACGGCTGAAGCTCGTTCAATAGCGGCTGCCTTCGAGCGTTTCGGGCTGACTGTTCCGGCTGACCAGATCGACCGTTTGCTCGGCCCCGTCATGGTCGGATTGCTGCAAGCTGGGGCGGTCGTGGCGGCGGCGATCAAGAACGCAGCTCCAAGTGTTCCGCAAAGTGTTCCAGGGGTGCCGTGGCTGTACTGGTTAACCCCTTGGCGGAACTCGACAAAAACACTTGGAACGATCGTTTCAGAACGCGTTTCAGGCGACTGCCCCGACGAGGCGACCGAGAACGACCGTTCCGAGCAGGAAGAACGAGCGCGCATCCTCGCTGTTTTGGAGGCTGCGGGCGGGTCGATCGAGGGCGGTCAGAGGGGCCTTGCGAAACAGTGCGGAACGAGCGTGCAGCGTTGGCGTAAAACGGTCAGTCAGCTCGCGTCTGAAGGCCGGGTCAAGGTGAGCGCCGGAACGAGGGGAACGAAGGTGGAGATCATCAGATGATAGAGGCGGCTCAGATGGGGGCTGCGGAGACGGCCGGTCTGAGGGCAGCGCTGAAGCTACATCACACCAAGAAGCTTCGTGATGCTATCGGAGTTGTGTACCTCGTCGGACAGCCCGGAACGACCTTCGTAAAGATCGGCATAGCTTTAGATGCTCAGTCCCGTCTGGACAGTCTTCAGATCGGCAACCCGTTTCGGTTGGTATTGTTGCACACGGTGCCGGGATCGCGTCGCGAGGAAAGTAAGCTTCACAGTCGCTATCGCCATCGTAGAGTTCGCGGTGAGTGGTTCGATGACCACGACGGCAAGATCACAGCTTGGTTCGCTGCCAACGAGCCTAAGCCCCCTCGGAAAAGTCGAAAAGGGCCACATAAATGCACTAAAATTTTAATGAACTTCAGAAAGCCAGTAAACACTGGCGTCCCGACTTCCTGATGTGGGACATTCCCGGACACAACCGAGGCCCCTGAGAGTGTAAGATCGGGGGTTAACTGCTGGTTTTTCGTGCGAGTTTAGTGTACACTCCGAACGAACAGAAGCGTCTGTGGGCGTGTAGGTTCGTCAGGCGTTCTCCCCGATAAATGACAAGGATGCATTTATGGCACGGATCTACTTGGCTTCGAGCTGGCGTAACCCGCACCACGCGGACTTCCTCGGCACACTTCAAGCCCTCGGCCACGCGGTTTACGACTTCAAGAGTAAGAAGCACATGCCGTACGCAGGGCCGGCGCCGACGTCGTTCTCGTGGAGCGAGCTGAGCGACAACTGGCAGACGTGGGTTCCGAGCAGCTACCGATACGCCCTGGTCAGCCAAGAACGCGCGGCGAGCGGCTTCCTCGGCGACTTCCGGGGGATGGAGTGGGCCGATACGTGCGTCATGCTGCTCCCGTGCGGACGCTCGGCACACATCGAAGCCGGGTACATGAAGGGTCGCGGGAAGCGGCTGATCGTAGCGTACCCGAACGACAGCCGCGAAGGTTTCGATCCTGATCTGATGTATATGCTCGCCGACCACATCACGATCGGTAAGGACGAGTTGGCTGTCGCTGTCGGTCGGAAGCTCTGACTGATGGCCTGGGGCTCGCCTGTCGAGATCGAGAGGCATCGCCGCATAAAGGTCGCAGCTTGGGCGTACGCGTACGAGATCGAGAACGACCCGATTGCGAGCGATGCCGACTTCGACGCTGAGTGCCTGAAGATCGACCCGAGCGTGACTACCGGCAACCGGAAGCTCGATCGCTTCTTCCGTACCGACTTCGATCCGAGTACGGGAATGTGGATCAGGAAGCATCCCGAGCTGACGAAGCTGAAGCGGGTCGTCGACCTGAAGCGAGCTACAACGAAAGGAACTACGCCATGTCAGACCCCCGCTACCCCGAAGCGCTCGAAGTCGAAGGTCCGGAGTGGCCGAGCGTCGAAGCCGAGCGCGACTACTGGAAAGGGCTCGCCGCCTCCTACGCCCAAACGATCGCGGCGATCCGGCAGCTCATTGTCGATGACGTGACGCCGCCGAAGATAGCCCCGCCGCTTCCACCCTGTTCGGCTCATGCCGTAGAGCCCGATAGCGAGTAGTGAAGCGAGCCTAGTTGCAACCGATCGCGACCCGTGGTTACAGTATCCCATAGACGCTAATGTAGACATTGCTACACAGGTATCTGTGCCATGCGATTATTCTCGGTTGCTGCGCTTTGTGTCGTCGTCGGGGTCGTTACCGGGCTCGCGGCGGGAAGGGCTCGCTGGCACCGCGTTACGTCGCCATACTTTTATCACCGACTGACAGTTATCGGCGAACACGCGGCGCAGACTCAGAGTGGTGGGCTTCTCGTTATTGGTGACAGCGTTGTCGAGCGGATGAAGTTCGGAAGCGTCTGCGGTCCTGTCGTTAACGCTGGCGTGGGCTCGTCGACTACTGAGGACTTCCGACCGGCAGTGAAGGAGCTGGTACGGAAAGCTCGTCCCTCTCGCGTGATCGTGGCTCTTGGTAACAACGACGTCGAGAGGCTGTCTGAAAGTCGCTTTGCGGACAACATGCAGTCGATAATCGGCGATCTCGGCGGTCTTCCCGTGACATTGGTTGGCGAGTACACGCGGAAGCTCGACAGGATCATTCGTCCCCTCGGCCCTTTCGTCCCGTGGCCTCTGCGAGATGATGAGACATTCGACGGCGTTCACCCGACCGAAGCCGGCAAGCTTGCGTGGCAACGTGCTGTGCTCGGCGACTGCAAATGAAAAACCCCCGTAGGCCCTGGGAAGGCTTACGGGGGTTTTCTGTCTTAGGCGTACGGGATGACCTCGGTCGAGTAGGCAATCCCGGCTTCCATTGCCTGGCCCATATTATCATAACCTGTTGCATTAGGATGCACGTAGTCACCGCCTGCAGTGTTTAATGAATAGCTATCACCATCTAAGGTCTGAACATCAGAACTGTTAGCCGTAGCAAAATCCGTGATAGCAGTTCGAATATACCCAAGAGCAGTTAAACGGTTAGTACCGGTAGCATCATTCGGGTAGTCAGCATCACCGCCACCAAGACCACCACTTGGGTTATGCGGCTTAAGGTAGACTTGCTTCAGGTTCGAAATGCCGAGCTGCGCTCGCAAGGCGTCTCGTTTGTCTTGCAGATATGTCTGATACTGAGCTGCGCTAGTGATTGCCGACGAGCCAATATAGGCGTCATTCAAGCCTTCGCACGTCAACACAGTAACGCGCGTATACCCAATACCGTCATTGCGTGCCAAGCGTTCAGCCCGCAGAGCTGCCAACACCTCTAGAGTCTGGTGCAGGCCGGCAGTCACCACTTCGCCATGATACCGCGTCTGACTAGCGCCGATGATTGTACTTCCGCCAGACGCATTCGTGTAGGTTGCTGACGGCAACAAATAAGTTGAGCCCTGAGCAGCTTTTTGAATGTGCAGAGGACGCCCGTTGTTGGTCCTTGCGATTCGAGCATTCAGGATGCCAACTTCGAGACCAGACTTAGTGTTGCTGCTAGTAGCATTGTTGTTCGCGTAAGTGGCTGCAAGGCTAAGTCTATTCATTACGCGGCCTGTTGTCGCCTTGTTGCCAACATTACGCGCATCAATAAGCACAGACTCATTTTGCGCCGCGCGCTGGTTGGCCGACAAGCTCGACAGCAGGAATGTGCCTTCAGAAGTGCTTTCACCTGTGACCAACGCGAGATGCGCTTGGCGCGGGCAGTGCCATGGAGTCAGATAAATCCCGCGCTTATGTTGCCGCTCGGCGTCGAACAGTATGATCTGCCGAAGCTGCGTGTCAGTCGGAGACGCAGTGACGACAAAGATGCCCGACACTTCAAGGGACGAGCCGGCGCCAGCTCCGACGTTGTTGCCAGATCCGATCGCTGCGATGCCCGTTGACGATGCCGCCTGAGAGACAGACGCCATACACCAGCCGCCTGCGAGTATATCAGCGGCGACAGCGGAGGAATTCGTCGGAAGCTGCTTTATGCCCCAACCGTCGGCTATCTTTGTAGTGCCGACATTGGAAATGTAGCTCTGACCGATCGCCGTTCCATTCGGAGTGCAGAAGAAGTAGCCGGTCGATCCCTCGGGTTGGCGGAAGGTGACGACGAGGCCCTGCATCGTCTGCGAAGGCAGCTTGAACCAGCCATTCGTGAGCTGAAGCCAGCCGCGCGCATTCCACGCGACAGTGCCGCCTCCGTTGTTGATCGAGGCAGGGTTATTGCCGATGATATCTCGGAGGGTCGTGCCCGTTCCTTCGTCGCACGGATAGTACGACGAAACGATGCTCGGCAGCCGGTTCTTCGCTTCAGCCGAGATTGCCCACGTCGAGAGATCGAGGAACGAGAAATCGAAATCAGACGCGCTCGCTTTGACCAAAGCCGAGTTAGTCGATCCGCCAGTCGGTGTAAGACCAGCCTTGTCGAGAACAGTCTTCGCGATCTTGAAGGTAACTTCCTGAAGATACGGATTGTTGCTTGCAGTCCCCGAGACGCCGAGGAACTGGAAGAACCTGTATCCCGTAATACTGGCAGACATCGTAGTGATGATCTGCGTGGTCGCGCCGCCGAGCGTAAAGGTGGTGCCAATGCTGTCCCACGTCACGCCGTCATTCGAACCCTGCCACTGCCATACGCCGTGTGATGATGACGTATTCTGCGTCCAAGTGACTTCGGTGATCACTCGACGCGCGCCAGCACCGAAGTCGAACCGGATCACAAGGCCGGCGGCGGCGACAGCGTTGAAGGAGATAGAGCCGCCAGGGGTTACGGTCGATCCGTCGACAAGTCGAGACGCCGTGCCAGACCCAAGAAGCGACGGGGTTACGAATGCCGTAATCGACGCCGTACGATCGCCCTGACCGCCTGTGTTGACGTAAGCAGGAGTTTCGAGGAACGCACCACCAGCCGCACCAGCAGAGCCTGCCGTACCCTGCGAACCCGTGACGTTGATCTGCCAATCCGTGAACGAGCCAGAGCCATTGAAGTTGGTCGTGACTGTCATCGTGAGGGTCGTGCCCACGTAGTCCGTGACCTGACCGACCATGAAGCTGAGCGGCGATGATGCGCTTGCAGCAATAAGGAACTGACCAACGCTCCACTGCTTGCCGGATTGCGTCGTGAAGACTTTCGTACCAGCGCCGATCGCGAGAGACGTTGCCGACGTGCCTACAGCGTTGGCAGCGGCAGCGGCGGCAGAGGCAGCGGCGTTTGTCTCGGAGGTCGCAGCATTCGAGGCCGACGTCGCAGCAGCCGAGGCAGAGTTAGCGGCAGCAGTCTGAGAAGTGGCAGCAGCCGTGGCCGAGTTGGCGGCGGATACCTGCGAGGCAGCGGCACCAGTAGCAGAGGTAGCAGCGGCGGTCTGAGATGCAGCGGCGGCGGCGGCAGATGCGGCAGCGGCGGTCTGTGAAGCCGAAGCACCCGTAGCCGCAGTCGAAGCCGTCGAGGCCGAATTGGCAGCCGCCGTGGCTGAGTTGGCGGCAGCGGTCTGCGAAGCCGAAGCAGCCGTCGCCGCTGTGCTCGCGGTCGCGGCCTGAACCGCAGAGTTGCTGTCATGTGAGGCAGCCGAGGACGCCGACGCCTGAGCAGAAGCCGCATACGTGGCCGCGTCGATGACAGACTGCCCGATGCCGGCGAGATCGCGAGCATCTTCTTGCGCGGCCATCGACAGACGATCGAGAGCGCGTTCCAGAGTGTCGGCCGGCAAGTCGTCGTTGTCGGTAAGATCGACTTCCTGAGCCCGACGCGTGTTGCCCCGGATCGAGATCGCGCCGGTCGGAGCAGTGTTGAAGGTGACGTTACCAGTACCGCCCGGAGACGACTGCGAGATCGTGTAATCCGTGCTGGGGACGAGAACGCCATCCTTGTACACGGCGATCTCGAAGAACTGGAAAGGCACGGCAAAAGGACCGACCGTCGACCCCGTTGCCGTGTAGTCGACGCGCCGGTTCGTGACTGCAACAGTCATGTAGTGTACACTCTCTGATGAAAATCGATTACTGATCGGGCCAGTCGAAAATCGTGCCGACGCGCTGATGGCCCCAATTCAACACTTGCTGCATGCCGGGGCCGTTCTGGAATGGAACGAGGCGACGAGCGGACGCATAATCACTGCGAGAAATCTTGAGATCGTCGTCGCGAAGGCCAAGAGCGTGGCTGCCGGCTCCCGTCGCGATCGAGGCAGCCTTCGCCATGTCGTTCAACAAGCCGACAGTCGGGCCGAGTGCAGCATCCGCCACGGATCGATTACCGAACCTCGACGAACCACTCTTCTTGTCCTTCTCGTCTCGCAGCGACATGAGCCCCTGAATGTTGGGAAGGCCCAGCTTTTGTGCCACGTTGGACGGTTCGGTCAGCAGCCAAAACACGCCAGAGCGATCGAGCGAATTGTACAGCGCTTCGCCCGGCGTCTTGTGCCACTTCTCCATCCACTTGTCGAACACACCTGACTTGTTGTCCTTCGACGCCCCGGTGATCGTCGCGTCGCCCATCGTCGTCTTCACGCCCTCGACCATCGCGCCCATGAGAGCGAGCTGAACGAGGCCAGTGTAGAGGTTCGCCGCGTGCTGACCGCCTTCGATGTTGGCGAGGGCTGCGTTGCGCGAGATCAGGCGAGCCGACGACGACACGCCGTAAGTGCGGAACTGCCAGATAAGCTGACCAAGCGGGGTCGCCTGCAAAGCCAGCTTGTCGCCCGCCGTGGGAGTGACGACGATATTGTGGCTCTCGCGGTGAAGCGCATTCGCCACCTTATCGGCCAGAGACTTGTCGGCCCATTGATCGAGCGCGGAGTACGGGACGCCGGCCGAGAACTGCTCAGCCTGAGCCGTGTGATGCTCTGCGATCTTGGCGAGGTCTGACTTCGTGAGCTTCAGGTTCGTCAGCCATGCCTTAACGTCGGCGCTCTGCTTTTCCCAACCCTCGACGGCAGCCATCGTGATCCGAGCGTTCGTCGTCGAGGCAGCAGCGTTCTTCCAGAATTGCGTCCAGTACGTGATACCGGACATATTCCAGAATGTTTTGTTCACGCGCTGCATCCACGCTTGACCACGATCGCCGGCAGCAGTCGCCCCGAGATCGGCCATGGCAGCGATGCGCGAGTTCACCTGATGCTCGATGACGATGCCGAACGTCCGGTTGATCTTGTAAATGTCCGGAAGCTCGTGAGCGGGAAGGTTGCCCATCGCCGCCTTGAAGTTCTTGAACGCCGGGACGATGCCGTACTTGAGGGAATTGCCGAGGCCGTTCGCGACCGTGATGTTCGCCACGTCCGTCAGCGAGGACAGCACAGTGCCGCCCATGAGCCGGATCGAGTTGAACAGCATCGCGTAGTTGCCGACCTTGCGGAAATCGTTGCCGATCGTCGACCCGTCCGTCTTCCCTCGGAGCATGTCGAGAAGAATGTCGACGTTCTCCATCTGGCGATTGCGCTCGGCGACCAACTTGGCTTCGATATCGGCCTTGCCAGCGTCGCGAGCGTGGTCGATCAGCGCCTTGTACTCTTCGCCAATGACCTTCTTCGCGTTGCCGAGTGTGGGATCGCCGATCAGATTTCCATCTTTGTCGGCGCGCTTGAACACCTGAGCAATCGCCGCGTCCATGCCCGCCCGCCGATTGTAGCTTTCGGACAGGCGGAAGATGTTCGTGTCGATCCAACCGTTCTTCGCCATCTCAGACTGAAGCACCTTGCCCTTGCGAGCCTTCAGCACATTCGACAGACCCTCTTGGAAGGGAACGTCGTGGCCGGTGACAACGTGGTTCTGTGTGGCGCCGTCGTAGAAGTTCTCGGCGAGCTTTCGTGACCAGTCGGCCGCACGCTCAGCAGCCGTGTCCTTATTCAGCGTGAGCCGACGCAACAATGCCTTGTCCCACTCGGGCGCATCGTCGCGAAGTTTCGTCATGGCCTCTTCGAGCTTGGCTTCTGAAGCAGCGATCTTGTCGTCGCGTTCCTTGGCCAGCTTCTTGACAGTCTCTTCCTTCTCGGCCCGTATCGCTGTCCGCTGCTCGTCCTTCAGGCGGCGATACTGCTCTTCGATAACCGCCTTCTTCTGCGCGTGCTGCTTCGTCGTGATCTCTTTGCCTTGGAGCTGTGCGTAGAGCTTGCGGGTATCGGCGACGCGTGTGTCTTCGAGCTGAGCGAGATACTTCTTCAGATCGTCTTCGAGCTTCGACTTGACGTCCGCGATCTTGCCGGTCGACGAGCGCTCGTGCCCATAGTCGGCCTTGATCGTCTTCACTTCCTCGGCAATCTTAGGGGCAAGCTCAGTCTTTACCTTGGCAATTTTGGCGTCAAGTCCGAGCTTCGTATTCAGCGCCTTCTCATAATCGTCGAGGATCGATTGATTGAATGCTCGTGCGTGCGTATCGATGAACTTAGCGCTGTCGCGACGCACGTTGTCGATCATGTAGACGATCGGCGCGTAGCTTTCGGCGAGGGAGACGTCTTTTCCCTCCTGTAGAATACCGGCTTCGCGGTACTTGGCGAGAACGGTATCGAAGTAGTTACGGTAGTGAGCGGCGGCTTGCTCGACAATCTGATCGCCGCCAGCATCGCGGCCACCGTTAATAACCGCGTTGTAGACCTTCGTCCCAAAGTCATCAGCTCCGTTGTACTTGGCCTTGTTCACCTTGAAAAGACGATCCGCTGCATCCTGAGCCTGAGCCCATGAGGCAGTGAGCGCGCGGAACTCGCCGGGTACGTTCAGCTGAGAAGTGACGACATTCGAGACGTCGGTATCGAGAATGTGCGGGTTGACGTCGAGGCGGTCGAGGACGCTGCGAGCAGTCGGCGACAGCGCATCTTCGAGTTCGAGCCTCGGATTACGCATCATCGCAACTTTGTCGCCGACCCACTTCTGAACCTGAGAGGGGCTGAAGAACCCGAACAGGCGATCGTCAGCTCGGTTCGTGTCGCGGTAGACGTTCGGAGCTGCGGCCGAGAGGGACGACGGGGAGCCGGTGCGCCTATCGCCTTCTACGATTTTTGCCGCGTCAGCCTCGATGTTCCTCACGGACGAGCCGATGATCTGCGCAGCGTCAGCCTTAGCCCTCTCGCCGGCCGGAACGTAGTGCTCCCTTGCGGCGGTGATGTTCTGGTCGAGCTGCTTGACGATCTGCTCGTCGGTCGCGCCGGATACTTTCGAGATGCCGGCCTCGACGCGCTGAGCAGTCCGCGGGCCGACAACACGATGGATGCCGTACCCCATGACCGCGCCGAAGAGAGTTCCGACCGCGATATTCTCGGCAGCTTCGGTCTTGGTCGTGGTCGGGCTCGCTCCGAGGACAGCCGCTTGACCGATCGCCGCACTGCCACCAGCAACCGCCGCCGTGTGTAGGGTCGCATCGAGAGCAGCAACGCCAGTGCGGACTTTATTGACCGCCGCGCCGATCGGAACATAGTTCGCAGGTTCCGCAAGACCGGCAACAAGACCAGCAGCGAGGCTCTTGCCGAACCCGGCTTGTTCAAGTCGAGCGCGAGCGGCTTGTTCCTGCTTCACGTCATCAAGAACTACTTGGTAGCCCTGGTACGAGCGAACCCGCCGAAACGCGTCTCGATGATCTCTGATGCCGTCTTGATCGAGGCGAGTGTACACTTCCTCGGGGATCATCTGCTTGTCGCCGGCAGTCAGATCAGTGCGCCATCCCTTATTCGCGAACAGCGCGCCGACCGACGTGCCGAGGCGGAACTGAGCCGCAACGGTTTCGAGGAAAGTAGGATCGGCCTCGACGACGGGAGCGCGCGGGTCTGCGAGCACCTGGCCGACAGCCGAGGTCAGCCGATGTTGAAAGCCTTCGAGTGCTCCCCTCTCGTGCTGCACGTAACTCGACGTCTCACCGTCCATCGAAATCGTTCCTGTTATTTGAATTGCTCGCGGAGCTGCTGACCGAGCTGCTTCGCGTTGGGAGTTTGGACGATCCACTTGCGCAGAGCGTCAGAGAATTTGTGAGCCTTCGCGTCAGCAAGCCACGCCTCGCGATCTTCCCGCCGAATACGATCGATGTTCGGGCGCCAGTCAGCTTCCTGCGTAGGCGTGTAGGCTAGGGTCGGGGCGCCGGTTTTCGGATCGCGATACCAAATCTGATACGAGGGGAGGTTTCCCGCCCGAACATCACGCTCCGTCTGCGGCGTCGAAACGATGCGTACGTCGATGCCGCTGGCTTGGTACTTGGCATCGTCACCGCCGAGCTTCGCCTTCAATGCCTCGGAGTGAGCGACAGTCGGGCTCGAAGACGTTTGCACGCCGCCAGACGAGCTTGCCACGCGCCCGTACCGACGCGTCATCTCGGCTTCGACGATCTCGCGAGCCTGCGTTTCGAAGCCCTGAAGACCGATCGTGCTGCCGGCGTAGAAGCGCTCGGGCGGATACTTCATCAGCCGCGTGCGCTCGAAGGTGCTCGTGAAAGCGCTGGTAGGACCGTAGACCTTCTTCAAGTCTTCGATCGTTCGCGCCTTCGCAATGTCTGGCTCTTTTCCGTCTTTGCGATAGTCGGAATAAATCTCGCGGGCTTCCTGCATCATCAGCGCTTGCGAGTTGGCTGACGCGGACCCGCTTTCGCCTGAGACGTTCGGAACACGAGTGAGCATTCCGCCGCCGATGACGCCCTTCGCGATCTCGTCGTACGAGAGCTTGTGCAGCTCGCCAGTCTTGCCTTGAAGCGACTGCTGAACTGCTTTCCGCTGTTCCTTGCCTTCCGGCGTGTGCCAGCGATCGATGCCCTCAATGGCTTCCTTCGGCGATGACGTCTTGGTCCGCGCCCGATACTCGTTGACGCGATCCTGCGTTTCCTTGTCGACGTGACCGGCATTCCACGCGACGTGGTTGTTGTCGGCAATGTCGGCTAGGAACTCGAAAGCTGCGGTGCGCTGGGCAACGTTACCCTGGCTCATCACCAGTTCGCGGGAACGCTCTACCAACGGCTTCGGAATGTACGAGGTATTCGCTACCATCGTCCGAGCCTGAGCCATCGCATTCGCATCGCCGCGCGAAAACGCTTCCAAGAACTCGGGCATGCTCTCGCGCATGAAGCCGTTGACGACCTTCTGATGCTCAGGATCGTTCGGCGACATGCGAGCTTGGTTCATCAGGAACGCGCTGCCCATCTCGTTGTCGAGACGCTTCTTCGTTCCGGCTTCGAGCTGCTTCTTCGCGATCTCGACGGCCTTGCCCATGTCAGCGGTGGACACGCCTTCAGCCTTGAACCCGAGAAGACCTTCGAGACGGCTGTCGATCACGTCTTGGCTTGTCTGTCCGCCTGTCCCGACCGCGCCTTTGTGCATGCCCATGGCGTCGGACATTTTGCGCTCGTAATTGAGCATTGCATCGCCGACAGTCGTGGCCGGATTGTAGAGGCCGGGGTTGTTGCGTCCTACAACGTCGCGCCACAGCTCGCCATTCTTCATGCGGCTGCCCCCGTACACTTCCGCAAGAAGCTGTCCCATCGTCTTCGACGGATCAGACGTCAGCATCTTGTTCGCAACGCCTTCACCGACGTTGTGAAACATATAGAGCTTGCCAGGAGTGGCCTCGATACCGGCTTCCTGCATCCGATCTTTCTGGCGGTTCAGGAACGAGCCGAGAAGCGTGGCTTGGCCTTTGGTGTCTTTCCAGTCAACTTGGCCGTACGCGCTATTGTCGAGGAACTGGAAAGCACCCTTCGCCGACGACATAACTCGGCCAAGACGGTCAATCGGTCTAACACTCGGATCGAGGCGACTTTCAATTTGACCAATGCCGAGCAGAACAAGCGGATCAAAGCCTGAGGCGTTAGCTCCGTCAATCACCGCCTTCTGCTGCTCGGTCGTGCTAGCAGTCGGCAGACCTGAGAAAACGTCACGGCCGGCTTCGAGCACGAGATCAGGACGAGCAGCAATCATGCCGTCGATCGCAGCCCGAGCGAGATGCGCTTTGCCATCGCGAATGAAGACGTCTTTGGCGCGCGGAGACAAGTTCAGCAAGTTAGCCTGATCTTCGACCTGCTTTAGCGCCAGTCCGTACCCGTTCTTGTCGGGCATCTGCTTGACGATCTCGCCGGCATCCGCATAGGTCCGCTGCTGAGCTTGCTGAAGACCTTGCCTGATCAACCCATCTTCATGCGCCAGTGCCCGCTTCACCGTGGAAGTGCGAAGCTGCTCGGCGCGCTCCATGCGCTTAATCTGAGCATCGACATCGGGAGCTGAATTGACGTAAGTTTCGAGGCGCTTGTCGAGCCCCTTCTTCACTTCATCGACGAAGCCGACTCCACTCGGATCAGCAGTACGGGCGGCTTCGTTGAAGGCTTCATTCTCGACGCCTTGAACACGATAGAACTCGGTATGCTCGAAAATGCCTTGGGCCATCTTGGCCTGAGCTTCGAGCTTGGCATTCAGACGGTTGTCCGCCTTGCCCATCTCGAAGAAAGCGCTCTCGGCCTCCCGCGCGCCGTGAACTATGCCGCTCGCCGCGTAGTTCTCGTACGGAGCCTGCTTCAGCGTATCAGCGCCAGTATCAAGAGACTGCTGCTGAGCGTAGGGTGAGAACTTTGCCATTCATCATTCCGTATCGTAGGACGTAGCCCAACTGCCGCCAACCGAGACGCCGCCCTTTTCGAGCGAGTACGCTTTTCCGTAGGCGCCTGCCATTTGACCGCCAGCCGAGAAAATCGAACCGACGAAGCGCTGAATGCCCTGAGACTTCGCCATCTTCGCTTGCATGCGGAGGTTGGCGCTGTCGACGTCGGCTCCGTACTGGATCAGTCGCTTTTCGAGAGAACTCGTCTTCAGATCGTCGTCGATCACGTCAGAGAAGCTGTCGGCAGAAATACCTGTCGTACCGATGCCGGCATTTCGTTCGCCCGACGCGCGCCGGAAGCGAATGTCGGCGGCTTCGATATCGACCCTGGCCTTCTCTTGCCGTAGTGCCGCCTGCCGATTGAGCAAGTCAGAGTTGGCAAAGCCTGCCTGCATTGACGAGACGCCGCCGAACAACGATCCGGCCGCACCCATCGTACCCGAGGCCATGACCATCGAGGCGGGATCACACATTAGGGCTCAGTCTCCATCTGTATCGTGAGAGCCCGGATCGTGGCAGGAAGCGGCTGCGAGCACACGAACTCGACTTGACCGTGGCTCTGCCAAGAACCATCGCTGAAGATTTCTTTGAAGCCGGTTCGCAGCGCTGGCGGTTGGCCCATTGGTTCATTGCCGTGCCGATAATGCAGCTCGTCGACAACACCCGTATCGGAACGGAATTGAAGCGATCCGGTCTGGTAAACGTTCGCGATGACGGACACGACCCGAACGCGTCGGCCCATGCCTGTCCCGTCGACGACTGCGTTCGGGAGTGGCAGCGTCTTACCGTGCGCGTCGATCGGAAGTCCGACCTGCACCTTGCTCGCCAGCTTCCCCCTCGGAATAGTCAGATGACCGTCTGCCGTGACAGTCGCTCTCGGCATGACAGCGCCGTCAGCAAGAATGTCCACTTCGCAGTTCGCGAGCCATGTGAGGCCGCTGATCGTGTTCGTGGGAGCGCCGGAATAGGTGGCGCCGCAGTCGACGAAGAATGCGTCAGCCTGCGAAACGAGGTCAGCGTCGAAGCGCGGGTCGATCGTCTCGATGTACTGCACATTCGAGCCGTTGATCGTGCGTCGGACGACGAGATATGTATCAAAGCCGCTGACACCGGGGATCGACTGAGCAGACTTGACAGTGCCGCCGATCTCGTGACGAGAGAACCCGGCCACCTTCTCGTACCTGTCGATCGTAGTTGCGACGAGCTTACCGTTCCCGAGCACGGCCCACAGAATGCGATGCGGTAACTTTTGGAACGTCAGCTCGACCACGCCGGTTTTCAGCATGTGATCCGACGTCGTGCTCAGCTCCGGAGCAATCAGCGAGTTGGCTTGGAAGTCGTAGAACAGGTCATTAATGTGCGTACCGAAGCGAGACGCATGAACCGTGGAAGGACCGATGACAGCCGGCCTCGCCGAGTTCACGCCGTCACTTACTTCGACGCGCTGCGAGATGCTGCGAGGACCGAACGATTGCGCCGTATCGGACGCACCGAGAGAGCGGATATTCGACGGGGTGCCGATCTGAAGACGCGTGGCTTCCTGCATCCACAGCACCGTCTCACCCGAGAGCAGCGTAAAGCATCCGCCGTGATCCTCGGCGACAGTGCCGTCAGGATCGCTTGGAGAAAACGTGGTCGGGAGATTGCTGCGAGAATAGGCCGTAAGGTTCGGATCGGTCGGGAGAGAGGCCCAGAACAGCCGTCCTTGGAAGATCGCAACCGATCCCGGATACCCGGTTGTGTCGCAAAACGCCCCTAGACGCCAAGTTTTCGTAGTGGGATCGCTGACAATCGTCCCGACCGGAATGGTGCTCTGCCACTCCACGTCGACAGTATGATCGTCAGTGACGGCGGTAATCGTCGCCCACAGCCACACGCCTGACAGCTCTACTCGGATTTGGCGCCCGACGTCGGTTGATACGAAGCCAGCTCCGCTGTTGATATTCTTCGTATTCGCAAACACGAAAGTCGCGGCATCCCCAATAGAGATCGGGGTAGAGAGCACGCTAACGTTTAGCTTGTTCTCTTGGTCGTTGATCGGGAGGTACGGTCCATCCCGAAACTCGACGTCACTGTAAGACCACGACGTATGCGACGTGCGAACCAGCTTCTTCGGCTTCACCGTCATCGACTTGAAGGCGAAGTAAGTCACATTACCCGAGCTGACCCACTGCAACGACGGGAGATCGGCTTCGGCGTACGGACTGACAATCTCGACAGGCGAACCACTCGACACGATCTGACCGCCATTGGCCCAGAAGCGCGTGTAGTGGTCGCCCATCTCGAAGATGTACGACTGATTTTCGTCGAAGCTGAAACCGACCAGCCGCGTGAATTTGTCGGCGAACTTTGTCTGTCCGCGATACCTCGTTCCCGATCTGCGAGTAACCCCGCCTTCGCGCATGACGAGGAAGTTTTGAAGCTCCGCAGCGCCGTGCGCGAACATTTGGACGTCATTTCTCGCGTGCGCCAGCGGGGTAAGCTCGCCGCGTACGAAAGACGCCTTCAGCTCATAATTGGCCATTAGTTGTTGAAGAGGTTCCAGGCAAATTGCGGGACAGGAGTGTACACCCCTCGCGTATTTTCGAGGAAGCGTTCGTTGTCGATGCTCTCAGGAGTTCCGCCGTCGAGACTGTGAACGCGCTGGGCATCGAACAGAGCCACGTCATATCCGGCCTTAGCGCGGTCGTAATACCCTTGCTTGCCGGTAATGCGCAGTGAGGCCATGACAGCGAGACGAGCGCCGAGAAGACGTGCGGCAAGCGGCGACCACTTCGCCATGTTGGTCTGTCGGCGAACGTACCGGACGTAGAGCGTGCTGCCGCCAACCGAGTAGTCCGTGAGGATTTCGTCACCCTCCACCGTGTAATCGATCGGAGGACCGTTCAGCGACCCATCCGCAGTGACCGGAAGGAGCTTGATGCAATCGGCCGGCTTGACGAATTTGTACTTCCACCCGAAAGCCGGGGCATCAGCGGTCTTGGGGATCGCAGCTCTCGCCTTCGCGAAGTCCCACGGGAAAAGCTGAAGAACCTCGTCGCGGGTGTACCCGAACTCCCGAGCCATGAAGCGACCGAGGGGCGACGGGTCGTCGAGCGAATTGAGCGAGGCATCTGCGAGAACGGTAGCAGCCATGTTGGCCACGGAAACCTCTGACAGAGGCGCGGACGTATCGGCCATGCTGTGAAAATCCGTTGAACTGGTTACAAATGGGAACGCCCGCCCCGGCAGTCGGTGAGAGGGGGTCAGCAGGCCAAGCGGCGCGACCACTAATCACCTGTCACCGAGGACGACGCCGGGGCGGGCATTAGCCGGCGAGCGCTCGCCAACTAATTCTTATTTGTGCTCGATCTTTTCGAGGCGATACGCAATAAAAGACATCTTCTCTTTCATGAGATCGAAGTCTTTGGCCGAGCGGCTGTCGAGGAACGTCAGGATGCCGCCGAACAAGCTGAGAGTGGCCGCAGCGGTAATGATAATCTCTTTGAACGGTATCTGACGCGGAGCCGAGGCTTGGGCTTCCACCGACTTCTGTACGACCCGAGCGAGATCGGTTACGGACTTCTCGACGCGATCGACGACGTTCTCAAGAACGATGACGCGGGCTACCAGCGCATTTTCTTCTGAAGCCACTATCGCTGTCCTTTTGCCCACGTTGCGCACTCTTCTGTCTGCTCGGCTAACTCGGCGTAAGCATCGAGCAGCTTTGACACATACCTCGCACTCTCGTCCGCTGAGCCGTCCACAGGCACGGGCGGAGATTTGACCGATCTCTTGCATGTCTCGTGAACTGGCTGACGCGATACAGTTACAGCAGCGGCCCACTGCCCGACCTTTTCGGGGTCAGGCTGCCCCGTAGTCGAGCACGACGAGATTAAGCCCGCCACAGCTGCGATTAGCAGAACATTCCCGAACACCGCTTAGGCTCCACTTTCTTACCGATCGCCTTTGCCTTGGCCTTAAGCTTGTCAGTGACATTCTGAGGCCAGCACTGCGGATTGCCCTTCAGCTTCGTAATCTCACCTTCGAGATCGGCGTTCTTTGAAGAGATTTCACGCATCAGCTTCTGCCAATCCTCGGACATTCGCGCGATGTGCTCTTCCGTCTCAGCATCCTTTTGCGCCTGGAAACGCTCGGCAGCGGTCTTGGCGTCCGACATGGCGATCTCGTACTTTTTCGCCGTGGCGACGCGAGCACCTTCCGCAGCCTCATGCTTGATGTGAGCCAGCCATCCCCAGCCCACGGCCACAACGAAGGCAGCTAGAAGAGCGCGCGTCAGAAAAAATGCTCCGAGATTTCCGAGGCCGAGAGCCGCGATAGGCGCTGCAATGAAGCCGAGCTTGGCTTCCGCCTTCTGCTCGACTAGACCGAAGAATGCCTTGGTTTTCTGCCACAGAGATGTGTTCGCCACGGCTGCCTCCACCTGCTCGACTGACTGTGCCGTCTTCGCAGCAAACTTCTCTGCGATCTCCGCTGCGCCCTTCACAGTCTGGCTCGCGGCTTGTGTGAAAATCTGTTCGTCCATTATCGACCCGTATGCTTGCCAGTAATGTGGTCTTCAACGCGAGCGACTTTAATTGTTCGTGTGTAGTAGATGACGCCTGCAATTACTAAAACGCAAAGTATAACCGTCGCATCGCGAGAAAGCGTTAGGTTCTGAGCGTAGGGGATGAAGTCTCTAAAATACTGAAGAAGCTCGTAACCGCCAATAGACACGCCAGTCGTCTTGACGATAGCCTCGACCTTGTCAGCTCCATCGATCGTCCTTGACCCCTTCTCTCGCAGTTCGTCCTCGACTTCACCTGGAGCTGGCTTAATTTTCTCAGAAACAGGTATCGTCGGCTCGACCGCGCTCGGTAGTCTGAACCCGAGGACACGCGAGCGAGGAAACCAACTCCACTTCACCGTGTCGGATTGATTGCCGCCGAGGCCGAGGATCATCGTACCGTCCGACGAAAAGCCGCCGAACATCATGACGTGACCGCCGCCATCTCGGGTGAGGACGGCAATGCACCCGACAGTCGGATCGCACTGCCGTCCCCACTTCAGGAAGTCCCGCGCCCACGCCGACCGCGTGCCTCGAATACCGCAGCGTTCGAGCATGGCATTGGCGAAAATCGCGCACCACGCTGTCTCGTCGCTCTCATATTCCCACGGAAGTCTTGCGTCGCGGGCGTATTCGAGAATGGCCGGATTGCTTTGAGGGCCGGGAACTTCCTTTACGCCAATCTCTCGCTGGGCTAGCTCAAACCACGGCGGGCCGGGAATGAAATGTGTCGGTGCTAAATCCGTCATTGGCCCTCAATTCGCACGAGCTAAATCAGAACACCCAAAGGCGTTTGACGAGAGATCGGTTCAGAGTATTAGGGATAGTGTACACTCCGGGGGAAACCGCGAGCGTCTGCGTAGTGTCATTGTCGAACGTGAACGTGATCGACGAACAACCCGGAGGAAGTCGCAAGGATTTCCCGGAGGCTGTATCGTAGTTGCCGGGCGTGGAGCCGAAGCCGCTGACGATCGCATCCGCCGACTGAAGACCAAGCTGCCACGCCCGAGCAGCCGTGAAGTCGACGTCAACAAGAGCGGCGTTGTTCGCGCTTCTCTGTACCCATCCGGGAATTTGCTGAGCAGCGCGAGAATAGAACAGCGCCGCTTGCATACGACCGGCGTCCGCCCACGACCCTTGATGCTGATACGCGGGAATTTGCATTGGTGCCGCTGCGTCTGCCATCGCTTTTCCTTACTTCGAGTAGCCGCCGAAAATCTCGTTGATCGCGGCCATCGCCTTCCGCTTCTGCTCGCCAAAGTAATCAGTGACGAGAGGTGACGTCTCGTGATGACGACGATTGAGAGCGGCGAGATCGGTCACATACTGAGACGGATCGTCGTAGAGGACTTCGGGAGCGGCAGGGGTAGTAGCAATTGCCGGCGATCCGGAAACATCAGCACCGTCTCCGGTTCCTGCACTTGCGGCGGCTGCGGATTTGTCTTCGGCAGCGGGAGCGGCAACAGCAGTTGGTCCGGAGTTGGCATCGGCGAGAGCCTTCAGGGGGGACTTTGCCATTGAAAACCTTATGGGAGAAAAGATCAGGGGGCTTCAGACAAAAACCCGAAACCCCCTTTAGGCGATTAGCCGTTCTTCGAGCGGATCGCCACGAAGGGCACCTGCTTGCGCTCGGGGAACTTGCGCTCCCAATTGCCTGCAGTCGCCAGCTCGGCGTTCGTCGGGAAGCTGCCGGCAACCGACGCCTCCTTCCAATTGTGGCCGAGCGGATGGAACGAGAACTGACGCCGCGTGTACAGCGTCTCGTCGCCCGAACCCATGCCGACCCACGGCTGGCGGAACGTCTCGACCGGGACGGCCGGGGCGCTCTCGCCGAACGCCAGAATGCCCGGCGCGGAGAGGTACGACGTGTAGCTGTAATCAGACGAAGACGGGATCGCCGTGACGGGCAACGTATCGACCACAACCAGCTCATAACCGAGATAGGTCGGGATCGAAACCTCGCCACGCGCATTCGGGATGAACGTGATAAGGTTCTGCTCTTGCAGGTTCGTGTAGGTACGCGAATGCACCATGAGAGTGCGCAGCATGTCCGCGCGCTCGCCCATGGTCTGCTTCGCTTCGAGGATCGAAACAGCATTGAGGCCAGCAGTCGGAGCCGAACCGCTCACACCCACGCCGCACGAATACACCATGTCAGCAGAGTTGTTCGCGATATTGGCATTGATCACGCCATTCAGGACCGCAATCGCCTGAGCGTTGAAGTCACGAGCCCACCACTCAGAGACGCGCGACACGATGCGCTGCATGGGCTTGTCGCCGGCCAGCTCGGAAACGAGGTCCATCGCGGCCCACGCCTTCGTGCGGAACATGCGGCGAGACTGCATCTTGAACGCAGTCATCTTGTCCGGGGTGATCACGTCGGCCGGATTGTCGGTCGCGACGGACGAGCCGGTATCCGCGAGGTCGGTCCACACCGGGGTCTGGAACGTCGTACCGCCGGCCGCGAGCTTGGCCGAGAGATCGGCATTCGCAGCGACGATGCCCGACCGGAACACACCGGCCTTCACCATCGTTTCCACAAGCATGTACGCGTTGAAGACTTCCGGAACAATGACGTCAGAAAGGCGAACAGTCGCCATATCTATTACTTCCTATCGAGAAATGCCCTGTACCGAGCCGACACTTCTGGGCCGGCCGCACGAATAAGCATTCTTGCCTTCTCAGGATCGTTCCTTACCCACCAACCCTGCTTATCGATATCCTGAGTTTTCGGATCGAAGGGGTTCGTATCCTCGGCCGGCTTGCCATAAAGGCTATCCTCGGCGTAGAAATCCGTACCGATCTTGGAGAAGGCAGCGAACAGCTTTGCGTTCGTCACCATGTCCTGACCATTGACCTTCGTGATCGCACCCACGTCGCGCAATGCGTCGGTGAGTGCGGGATCGACCATCCGGATCGCACGCTTCGCCATTTCGACGTTGCGATTGAATACCGGAGTGCCAGCCTTGGCCTTGAACGTGTTTTCGAGATCGGTCTGCGCCTGCGTCACGCGCTCGGTCAACTGGGCCTCGAAAGAAGCCTTGCCGGCGCCGAACTGCTCGGTCGCATATGCGATATACCCGTCGTGCACTGCCTTGAATTGTTCCTGCGACAGCTTCGCCGTGTGCGAAATCTTCTTCATCGCCTCGGAGAAGTTGTTGTCGTAGGACATTCCATCCGGCAGCTTCGGGGCCTCGAATTTGTAGTCCTCGGCTTTTTCAGGAGCAGAGTAGTTGGCGGTTTTCTGCGAGAAAGCGGTTTCGAGTTCCTTGTACGACTTCAACGCGCTTTCGACGCCGCCCTTGTCCCAACCCTTCTTGACGGCCATTTCCTTGAGGCCGGCGTCTTGGATGGAGGACAGCCAGTCATTCCCACCTTGCGCAGCAGCGGCCGGCGACCCTGTTGAGCCTTCCGTCGTTACGCCCGTGGTCGGGTTTCCGGTCTGAGTTGCCGGCGTGGTAGCGCCTTGTCCCTGCGTGGGGGCGCCCGTATCGCCGCTCAGCGAAACACCAGTCATGCAATTAGTTCCTTAATCGTTTGCGTCGTATGGATTGGAAAGACGTACGGCCTCGTGCCTCGCGGCATTCTCAAGTGCCTGCAAATCTTCCGGCGAGAGGGATAGGTGAGAGAAGATTTCGCTGAACGCGGCTCTCTTTCCTTCCCTGAACCACAATTCCTCGCTCGACGCTTTACTTGTCGGAACTGTGATCTGGTTCCAGTGACAACGCGCCGCCAAATCTGCGAGAACGGCTTGCTGCTGTTGTCGATCGGGATTTCCTTGAAAGACGCTGCGATATGCGGCCGAGAGATCGAGCGCGTATTTGAGTTCAGTCGCAGCGTCAGTCTTTGTGTGTTTCTTGCGAAGCGAAAACCAAGCTCTCACGGTTTAGAACACATGCGAAATGGTGCACTGCTTCACGATATCGGGCAGCATCGGGGGCGGAATGGGAAACATCTCGCCAAGGTGCACTGTGCTGACGGGCACGCCATGATCGTCGAACGCGACAATGACAAATCCCGACATGCGCCCGGTTTCTTGAATGATGCGGTCGTACTCTTCCGCAAATACCTTGTGGACTTCGGTCGCTGCGACATCGCTCTTACGCTCGACGTCGAGAACCTTCACGACTGCCATCAGAATATTCCTGCCTGCTTGGCCCCCGCGAGAGCTTCAGTTCCCTGCTTGCTCGCCTTCGAGAGCTGTTCGGCCAACGCGGCATTCTGGGCCATCGCCTGCTGCCGCTGCCTGTCCGCTCGGATCTGCGCAACCTTGTCCTGATTGCGAAGGATCGACACGGGAGCGCCGAGAATGTCTTGCATCTGGCGCACCGTCTCGTCGGCATCGATATTGTCGACGATACTCGGATCGACCTGAGCGAGCGGCGCAACCATTTCGAGGATGCGAGCAATACCTTCGCCCTCCTTCGCCCGGCGCATCTTGTCGAGCGGAGACGTGAACTGGACGTTCAGCTTTCCGCTCACTCCGGGCGGCGGGGCGTAGGCGCTTTCACGATCGTAGAGGCCGCGACGAACGAGGATCGAATGCTCTCGGGTAATCATCCGAGACAGCGAGCCCTGAAGTCGACTGCCGGCCGGGCCGAGAAGTTCGCCCTTTTCGTTCGCTCGGATCAGTGCTTCCGTCGCGCTCATCTGCGGGTTCTGTACGAGCACTTGGAAGAGGTTCAGGTACAGGCTCTCTTTGATCGCGTTCTTCTTCGCTTCGAGAACCATCGTTGCGAAGTCGAGACGCTGACCAATATTGAGCGGCTTGACGAGTTCCTGACCTTGCGCGTTCAGACCGCCGAAGATCACCGAGTTCGGGTTGGCGTTCGGACGGTTCATCACGCCAGCATGCGCCATCAAGAGGGGCGGCTTTACCGACTGCTCCGAGGCGATCAGTTCATTCTTCGCGAGGACGTTGGCCGACTGTATCTCGGCGAGTACCCGCATGACCGGGCCTTCGCCGTACACTCGACCGGGCTCCGGAAGCCACCGGAAGTCGATGACCGGGAACTCGTAGAACCCGCGCCGACCGACGATCGTCCGCGTCTCGTACTCGATGTGAACCGAGCTGAACTTGAAGGGTGACTTGCCTACCGACCAATCCGCGCTCTCGTACACCGCGTGGATGAACGGGAACATGCGATCCTTGTCGGACGGGTTGTCGGCGGCTCTCGCCACAGAACCCTTCAGACGATCGCCGAACTTCTGCTTGGCTTGCGCGGCGGTGAGCTGATAGAGCCGATACCACGCATTCACGACACCATTCTTGTTCTCGGCGATGTAGCACTCGTCGAGCGGAATGTACTGGTATCGGAAGACCGACGTGTTGTCGTCTAGGTTCTCTTCGACCCACACGAATGCGTTACCGAATGCGATACACCGACGAATGGCCGTCTGGATCGCAGGCACGAAACCGCTGTCGGCATCGTACCGGAGTGCAAACATCAAGTTCCGCTGATTTTCGAGCCACAGCTTCTCTTCGTCACTGCGTTTGCGGACGACGTTCTTGAAGTCGATGACGTCGAGCCCGTGCCAGTATTCCGACTGAGGGCAGACGATCGCTTCGATACCCGAGCCGAGACGGTCTACGGCATTGATCGCCGTGACGTCGTAAATGTCTTTCGAGCGCTGGGCGGCTACGGGCTGGCGTATGAAGGTGTTGATGACAGAGGGTCCGATCGCGGGGCCTTTTGCAAGGAACTCCTTCGCATCGGGGGCGGCTACTCTACTGACCTGTCGCCATGCCTGCTCGAAAGCCGAGCGCTGTGTTGCGAGCTGCGACAGGCGATCAATATGATCCTGGGCTTCCGACATTACTTGCCTAAATCTGTACGCCCTTGATGGCAGGCATTTGCGAGCCTACGGGCCGAGAAAGCTGTTGCGCCCCTACCGTTGAAAGCCGTGTCGCCCATGTAGGATTAAAAACATCCATCGAAGAATTGGGGGACATACCGTTCGCGTCGAGAGACTTCTTGATCTTCGCGGCGACGTTGGTAGGGCCTGCACTATTGGCGTCTGAAAAACACATGCCTACGCTCCGAGAGTTACGCCCTTGACCGGAGCATTAGCCGTACTTCCGCCGTAGCCTCCCGAGAAGTTCTGTGAGAAGCCGAGTGTCGACAGCGGATTTCGGAGCCGGGCGTCTTCGCTGTCTCTCTGAACCTGAGCGCTCGTCTTCGTAGGAGTAGCGGGAGTAGAAGGGGTCATTACTTTGTTTAGAACTGCCCCACCGACCGTGCCAGCAATCATAATCCCGGCTGTAACTGGATCGCACATTCTGAGTAGTCCCTTTGAAACTCGCGGGTCGTGTACGCAAGCTGAAAAGCCGGAACGCCCGAGGGAAGATGATCTTGGGTTACGCACTCGATCCTGGCGCCGAGATGCAGCAGCCAATTGATCGAATGCATCGAGGTAATGGGGACGCGGACTTCGATGCGCTTCAGTCCGGTCTGTCCGAAGAGGTACGGGAAGTAGTCATGGTGGACGAAGCGCGTGATCGAGGGCATTACGCGCTTCGTGTCTTTGGTGCCGAACCCCCAGATGTGCCCGACGTGGTTCGTACGGTAGAGGCCAAAGACGAAGGCCGGCGATCCTCGGTAGGTGGCCAAGTGTACACTCTGCGACGCCGCACACACCGCCTCGATCGCCCGCTTGTCGAAGCCCGTATGACCAAGCTCTTCGACGTCTTCCGGCCGCAGATTGGCCAGGAGGTAGCGGAGATCGAGCGTATGGCAGCCAGTCTTGATCTCGATAGAGCGAGCGGTCATGCGTAGCTCATGTATTCTCGCCCGTCCTTCTCGACCAAGCGAAAGCGGTTCCTGACCATCGCCACTTCGAGCGCCGTGCTACTCAACCGATCGAGAAGTTCTTTCCGGTCTTGAACGTAGCTGCTGACCGTCCGGCGAAGTCGCCCATCGAGTTGGTCGATCTCGTCTGCCGTCCATTCCGGAGCCTCCAACATACGCGCATGCTTCCTCTTCAGGAGAGCGCGCACGGCATCTCGGCGGTCGACGGGGTTGAAGTGGAGACGGCTGCCGAGAAGGGAGTTGCAGCTTCGACAACACGGGATCAGCCATCGGTACTCGTGCGGACACTTCGAAGCGCCAGCATGCGAGATCGGAGGACAGTGATCCTCGGTATCGGCCACGTCGCCGCAATACCAGCAATCATCGACACAGACGAAGACACTCTGGTAGCTGTCACTGTGGATCGCGAGGTGAAGCCGCCTTCTCGCCTGTGTCGTGTGCCGACTTGCCATCTCGTAGTTCCTGCTGAAGCATGACGCGCACATCGGCCGGGATCAGTCGAAGGCAGCCCTTGGCCAACGCGTCGAGGTCACGGGCCAACCGGCAAAGCGCCCGCCAGTCTTCCTCTCGGATCGCCTTGCTGACAGAACCGCCCACGCCGAGGTCGCCGGCCTTCTCCCGAACGGACTGCGCTCGGACCTTGAACTTGGTTGTAGGTCGTCCTTTCGACTTGGCCATCTGGAGCCCCGTAGGTTTTCTGTCGACGCTAACCGCCTTCCTGATGTTGGCGGCCTGAGAACGCAAAAATTCGGGGCTCTAGGGGCCGGGAAACGCCATCCGGACGCCAGACCGACTACCGCCACTCGCCCAACGGGTCGAGGTCGGGGGTCTGAGGGGTAGGTTGCATGCCAAACCCTCGTCCGCCGAGCCCTCCGGGGTGGCCTCTGAGCTGCGCTTGGGGAGGCTGCCAAGGCTGAGCACCGACGAGAGGACGTGCCCAATCGGGGATCAGCCCTATCCCTTCGGGAGTGACCGAGCCGGTACGCAAGGCATCCGCCCCGTGACTCGACCAGTCGTGAACGGGCTTGTCGCCGAAGATGCGCTTGTCTTCGTCCCACTCGAACTGGTAGTGCCCGAGTGCGGCGAGACCGACTTGGCAGTTCTCGGCATCGAACCGGAAGCGGCTGAAGTTCGTACGTGACGCCTCGATGCCGTCTGCGATCGACAGCTTCGGCGCGACCGTGAACCAGATACCGTGCTGCTCCGCGATCGACTTCTTGCTGCCGGCGATTGCCCACACCCGCTGCTCTAGGTCGTGAGGTCCGACGTGGCGCGAGTAGTGGTACGGCAGCTTTCCGAGTTCTTGGGCGAAATAGGGCAGATCGCGGTTTCGTTCTTCGAGGTAACGAATGAAGTTCAGGCCGCCGAGGGGATGGTGCTGCACGAACCAGATCGCCGTCGCGTCGTCCGAACCAGGGTCCCACCACGTTTCGACCGGCAGCCGAGCATCGTAGGGGACGTGCCCGATCCTGCCTTCCGCTTTCGCACGGGCAAGCTGATGGGCGTAAACGACACCGACGTTCGGGGCGTTGAACGAGCAGTTGAACTCCTGCTCTGCGACTTCCCGAGGCATGCCCGAGCGAACAGCGGCCTCGATATCCTCTTCGGTGATGACGCCGGTATCGCGCCAGCCCTTGATCGAGCACAGCCAATCCGGGTTTACCTTGTTGCGCTCGAAGAGTTCGAACAGATGGTTCCGGCCGCGCGGAGTTGAATTAAACCAAGCCCAACCCTTATTCTGAATTAAGATAGGCTCGACGAAGCGCCAAGTGACCGGGCTGGTGAGCGCGTACTCCGAGAAAACGACACCGACAGGGTTCGAACCGACGAGACTGTCTGCCTGATCGGCTCCCGTGACTTGGATCGTTGACCCGCACTTCAGCTTGATCAGCATCTCGTCGTTACGGGTAGACTCGCGGATGACGAGGGGAGCCGCTTGGTCAATGACGCGCCGACCGGAAATGTCGATCGCATCCCAAAGAGCTTTTCGGCCTTGTCGAGCGGTTGGGAAGAGATGCCAGTAGTTGCCGACACGCTGATGCGCCGCTTTGACAATGTAGTTGAAGCTCGCGCTATCCTTTCCCGAACGACGGTGCCAGACGGTGATGACGCGCTTAATGCCGCTATCGAGGGCTCGGAATACTTCGACTTGGTAAGGACGCGGCGTCCACTGGTTCGGGAGAGTGATCTTCATTCGAGGTATTCGTCACCATCCGAGGCGCCGGGCACAAAGTCATCATCCGTCGTCTCGGGAATTTGGCCCATTCCGGGGATATAGGGCGTTCGGGGAACTTGGCGTCCTGGGATTTGAGCTTCGGACGAGCCACCGAGCGGAGGGTTGGAAAGCGGGAGAGGAAGAAGTTCGGGTCCAGCCATCAGTTTCTCATGTTGTTTGCGGCTGCCATGACGAGCAGCTTGAATTGTTCTTCCGGCCACGCGTTCTTCGCGACGTTGACGAAATACGAAACGACGCGAGTATTCTCGGGCGTGTAGCCTTTCGAGCTGTCAATTCGATCGAGGGAAGGCGCACGCGGGTCCGTCGTGCTGCCTTGTTTGGCGCCGGGAGCTGCAAACGGCATTCCGAGGATCGGGCAGACAGTGACCTTCGCCCACTTCTCAATCCAAGCCGTATCGAGCGAACAGCTCTTGCTTGACTTGCAGCGCTTGGCGGCGATCGTCCGCTTCAGCCACAGCGCCATCGGAGTGTTCGGGATTGCGTGCATCCGAGCGCGATGGGCGGCGTTCTTGCGGTCATAGCGCTTTTGGTTACGCTGTTTTCGGCTCTCAGCTTCACTCGATCGACGACGAAAGCAGGATTTGCATTCCGTGCGGAACTGTCCCGGTCGATCGTGTCGCGGCTTGAAGGCAGTAATCGGCTTCGTGTCTCCGCACTTCGAACACGTCCTGAGCGGAACCGATGATTTCCGGGAGTACGGGTATTCGACTTCTCGGGCATAGGAACCCTTTTGCGTTTCTCGTTCTCAGTGCCGAAGAAGGTTTTTCAGAAAATTGATCCACTCCCCGTCGCCGTCCGGATTTCCTATCAGGAACCAAACGCGACTTGATCCCCCGCCCCGTCGACTTGCGTGCGGGCCAAAAGTTGTAGCCACCCCCGGTCAACCCGTTTTTGCCCGAGTATTGCCCTTCCGAGGCTTGCGCTTCCTGCTTCGGGAAGTCGGGCGAGCTTTCTTTGTGGGCTCTTTGAGCGGCCATTGTTGTGCGTCGTGCAATGAAATGCCGAACACGCGAGCGAATGCGGCTACGGTCGCGGCATCATTGTCCGCTTGCTGTGTCAGTCTGAAGCGCCGCCACGCTGCCTTGCGCCTCGCCTTCGCTTCCCGCCTCGATAAGCCTTCCCGCGTGCGAGGCGTGCGCGTCTGCGAGCGTGCTACCGGAGTTTGTGCCATAGTTCACAACAGCAATTGCGAGCGCATTTCCATCATGTCCCGCGAGCTTCACGAGCGTTCCGTATTGTTTCGGCGCGACTAGTGACGCGTGCTTGTTGACTTGTTCGGCGTAAACCGCAGCACCGCGAATTGCGTCAATGTCATTGCCTTCCATCGCCTCGTCTAAGATATCGGCGGCGCGATCAATGCGGCTTGTGGCCTGCAATGCGCGGGCTTTGTCGAGATCAGCGGCAAATTGCGGATCACGTTCGGCAGTCGCGTACACTTCCCGCAATGCAGGCATCCCACGACGGCGGCAAACTCCCGTGAGTGTCGCGCCTTCCCCGATCAACGCCAGCACTTTGGCGCGCATGTCCGGGCTGAGGACCGTTGACGGTTCGTCGACCCTGGCGAAAGCCTTGTCGAGATCAGCCGACACTTTGATTTGCTTGCGTGCCATGCTGACACTCTCATTAGCGATTTGTTAGGACACTTGTGGCACACTGAAAGTGTAAGTTATCCACAAGAAAGATCGACCATGTACACACTGACCATCGTGACCGAGGCTTGCACCATCGAGGCCGACTACGGCACACTTGCCGACGCAATATCTTGTGTCTGCGACGAATACGGATGCGATTGTGCGCTCGATATTGTGCGCGATGTGCTCGGCATCGGGAATTATATCGGCATCCTGGAATGTGGCGCCGTTGTCACTCTCACCCGTTTGCGTCATTGAGTGTACACTTTTCGTGTCGAGTGAGTGTTGACACGAGTGTTCGATTTGTGGCTTAGTGCGTTCGTCACCACAACACGAGAAAGGCTAGACGATGCGACAAGTCGTGATCATGCAATCCGACCGATACGAACTTACAAGCTACGGGAACGGCCTTGCCTACCGCTTGCGCAACAAAGAGCGCGGCAGGTCGCTGTTCGTGCAGGGAGACGAAGCGACGTCATTCCGCGACGAACTCAACGCAATCGAGAATGCGAACCCGGATTGGCCGATTGATCGAACGTTTCGTTGGTTGCTGAACGAATGCTGCTGGGGCGAGGCAATGGAATACGACAACGAATAACGCTCACCGCTTACGGGGCACTCATTCCGCGTCTGCCCCGTACACCGTGCGCGTTACACGACTGTTCACCACAACAGAGAAAGGCTAGAGCAATGCAGATCAAAACCGAAACGATCTTCAAAGGCCGCACCTACACGGCTTGTGTGCTCGCGGACAAATCCCTTGTCGTCACTCGCAACCGCAAACACGCTTCTACGCTTCGCGGACGGCGCTTGCTGGCGTCGGCAAGCTATCACTGGATTGTGGCCATCAAGACCGCAATCGACCACGACGAAGCGCACGCGTTGTGTGCTGCGATCATCCGCGCGGCATGAGGGGCGAGCCATGAACGACAACCAATTCCGTCTATTCGGCGGCACCATCCACAGCGCGCTAGTACATGCCGCGACGGCCTATGACCGAAGGCAGGCCAAGGGCACGCGGTACAATCCCTATGCGCTTGGTCAGTATCTCCAACGCATCGCGGACGTAGAGGCGGACATTGCGCGCGGGGCCAAGCCTCGGGCCGCACTGATCGCAGCGTTTTCCGGCCGCTTTCTTGATGCCATGCTGAAAGCCGTAGGCGAGCCGCCGCACACTCGCGAAGAAAAGCGCGGCGACTGGACGTACCAGCCTGTCACGGAACCGAGTGAGTAAGCCGCAAGCCAAGGCGCCTTTGCGATCATTTGCCAAGGGCGCCTTTACGTGCGGCGTACACTTCCACAATCACCACACTGTCAACCAGAAAGGCTAGAACTATGCTGACACTTTCAGTTGGTCGCGGCTGCAACATCCAAGGTCGCCAAGTTTCCTCGTGGAACATCTACACGAGCGACGGCGTGATCTGGACGCGCAACCATTGGGACTTGGAAGCCAAGGGCGACGATCTTCCAAGATACCGCAACAAGCTCGTTTCGCTCACGCTGCCGGCCGAACAAACCGACGTGCGTATGGCGCGAAAGGTCGATTTCTCGAAGGGCGACGTTTTCGCAATTCGAACCGAGAACGGGCGCTACACGGGCGACACGGCAAAGTGTGCTCTGTACATCCCCGCCCACATGCTCGGCGCTGGCAAGCCATACGAACGCGTCGCAATGGAAATGGACGATCAACGTTCCTTTTCGTGGGCCGTCGACGTTCAGCTTTACGGGCAACTGGAAGCTGAGCGTTTCATGCCCGAAGAGATCGCAGCCGAGTGCGACAAGGAAGATCCGAATTGGCGCGACAGCGTATCGGGCCGCGACTGGGCTTGGCGTCTCGCCGATCGGCATCCGTCCAAGGGATGGAAGCCGGGCCGCGAGTTCAAGGGCGATCGCGTCACCCTCTGCGCTGGTCTGCATCACCGGACAGACTACAGCGAGCGGCGGCAAGCTCTCGACAAGCTCAGCGCCGAGTTCAAGGAAGGGCGGCAAGACGTCGGCGCCGTGCTAAAGCGGTTGATCGAAGAACCCGCATTACTGAGGAAGCTCATGAAGGCAGCCAAAGCGAACCCGAAGATCTGAAGGCAACCAAGGGGGGAGGGCTCGCCGGCCTTCCCCCTTCTCACTCATACCCCCGCGTGCAGCTTTGGTTGCTGGTACAGTTCATCCGCCAGCCATCGCCAGCAAAGCCGCACCGCCCGACCGAGCGTAACAGGCGCTTCCCCGTGCCACGCAGCGACGACTGCCAACTCGTGTCCGTCCAGTAGCGGCCATTGCGCAAGATAGACGGCTGGCGCGTGCGGTATCACCCTAGCTTGCCACCTACGGAACGCTTTGCGCTTCGCGGGGGTGAGAGGGCGCACGCCCCGAATGCGGTTGCAGAGCGCGAAGCTGCCGCCGATCGTTCGGGCCTGCTCCATCCCGCTCTTCTCCCAATTATCCATTCCCGCCAGCCAATTTGCCAAGGGCGCTTCCGTTTCGGTTCTGCGGAGATCTAACGCACGAGCCGCTTTCCATTCCCCTGAAAACTTGCGCCACGCCTCAGCTACCCCGTTTTGCGCATCAAGCAATCCTTCCGCATCTTGCCACCGATCGAAGCCCGCCACATCGAACGGCTCACACCGAAACCTCTCAGGATAAATCGTTACTGCCTTGCCCATGTCTTTCGTTTCTTCGTTATTGTTGACACATGGGCTTACAGTCTGCCGTACGCTGGCCACGGTTGCAAGGGCAGTCGTTTAGTCGTTCGTCGTGGCAGACCCCCAGGGGGCGAACGGAGCACAGCGGAGGTCCGAGGGGCGGGGAGCGCCGCAGGCATACAACGATCTAGCAACACGAGCCTATTCCAATCTCTTATATATATACCCCCCCCTATAGTGGTTATATAAAAGGTCTATAAGAGCGACTTCGTTGTGGGCTCACTCGGACCCTACAACTCGTCTCCAAGCGTGCCTTGCTCCACCCCTCGCACGACCTAACCCATTGAAACACAAGCCTTTTTCTACGTCCTGTCCTTACATTTTCTCTGCTTGGCGTGTGTAAGGTCTTGGTGTATAAAGGTCTTCCGACTGTTTCGCGTCTCGGGCTCGATCACCACGCAACAGAGGCCGAACCATGCTCTCGCCGTACACTTTTCCTGTCCCAAGCCTGTCCGATCGCCACTTCCGAGACTACTTGCAGCACCTTGGAGACGTCCAAACGGGCGCCGGATTGCCCCGTGAGCCCAAGCCGTTCCACCTCGATAATCCCGTAATCAGCCGCATCGACCTGTCCGCGCCGCTCATTCGCAAGGTCTATTTTGACCGCGAAGACGAGGGTTTGATCCTCGATGACCTGACCGCTCTTGTCGAAGACGTCAACGAGTACGGGGCGCCTTTCTTCTCCATGTCTCTGCGTCGGTCGCGGCGGTTTGTGAAGCAGATCGAGTTCCGCCCGACGACGACAGTCTTCCCCGTCGCGATGCCTGCTTACCGGCGTACTGCTCGCGTCTGTCGGAAGTACGCCTGCGGCCATGCCTTCGAGCCGAAATTCCAGCCGTCTCCGTTCGGTCCCGTAGAGACGCGCTTCCGCCCCTTCACGACCGAAGACTACTTCCCCGACGTCTCTCCCGGTTTCTGGCGCAGCGGCTCGGCGACACAGTGGAACGACTACACTCTCGAAACCGGACGGAGGCGCTGAAACATGGAAACGGTCAAGCTCGATAGCATCGTCGTTCGCGGTCGCCTTCGTGATGTGGACGAGGGCAACGACGAGTTCAAGGCTCTGCTCGAAAGCATCCGTTCGCGCGGCATCCTTCAGCCTGTCCTGCTCGTGAAGCTCGGTAACTCTCGGCCCCATCTCGTCGCGGGTATGCACAGGCTTACGGCCCTACGCTCGATCGGCAAGACCGAGCTGCGGCAAGGTCACGAGTTCGTGTGGCTCGATACGAAGGGCATGTCGCCCCGCCAGATCGTCACAGCGGCCCAGTTCGCGGAAATCCACGAGAACGTGCGCAAGGTCAACCTCAGTCCGCGTCAGCACGCCAAATTCATCATAAGGGCGGGCCAGCTCGTCACGAGGGAGAAGATCGAAGAGAAGCGCGCCCAACTCGTCGAAGAGCGCCGCAAGACCGAGCAGAAGAACAAGGAAGCCGCCGAAGCCCGTCGAGCCGCAAAGGAGGCCGAAGAGAGGCTTGCGAAGGCACGGGAGGCCGCAGAGAAGGCGACGGCTGAGAAGCGCAAGCGGGCCGAAGAGGCTGCGGAGAAGGCCCGAAAAGAGTTGGCCAAGCGCAACGAGGCGGCAGCCGAAGCCGAGCGGGAGCGCAACCGTCAGCAGATGATGACTGAACGGCTGCGTAAGAGCTTGGCCATACACCCCGGCTTTGACACAAAACAAGACACAACACTGTCCAGTTCTGTGTCAAAAGTTGATCGCGCAACCAAGGGCTTCAACGCCACTTTGGCCCAGCGCCTCGATCTCACTCCGAGTTGGGTGAAGCAGGTTCGGCTTAAAAACTCGTCCCTTCGACGCTTCATCACCGACGAACAGCTCGAAGCCCATCCCATCTGCGAGAAGATCGACCGTCAGCAGGGCGAGTACAGCACGCTTCTCGAAATGGCTCAGGACTCGTGCAGCTTCTACCACAAGGGCCTGAAGCAGTGGTGCGACGACGTTCGGGCTCGGAAGAACGTGCTGATGCCCAGCGCCTTGAAGCAGAAGATCAAGGAGCAGGAAGCGGAGGCACGTCGGGC